AGACGCGCCGCGCGGACAGCTGGAAGCCCTCCGGCAGACCGCCGCGCCGCCGGAGCAGCTGGAAGCCCTCCGGCAGACAGCACGCCGCCGGAGCAGTAGGAAGCCCTCCGGCAGACAGACGCGCCGCGCGGACAGCTGGAAGCCCTCCGGCAGACCGCCGCGCCGCCGGAGCAGCTGGAAGCCCTCCGGCAGACCGCCGCGCCGCCGGAGCAGATGGAAGCCCTCCGGCAGATCGTCCACCGCCGGACAGCTGGAAGCCCTCCGGCAGACAGACGCGCCGCGCGGACAGCTGGAAGCCCTCCGGCAGCAGACGCGCCGCCGGAGCCGATGGAAGCCACTCCGGCAGCAGACGCGCCGCCGGAGGCAGTAGGAAGCCACTCCGGCAGCAGACGCGCCGCCGGAGGCAGTAGGAAGCCACTCCGGCAGCAGACGCGCCGCCGGAGGCAGTAGGAAGCCACTCCGGCAGCAGACGCGCCGCCGGAGCCGATGGAAGCCACTCCGGCAGCAGACGCGCCGCCGGAGCCGATGGAAGCCCTCCGGCAGATCGTCCACCGCGCGGATCGTCGCCGCAATGCGCTATATAATGTAGATTTCCGCGCCATCTTTCCCGGCGGTTGAAATTGTGCCCCTGCAAACTTGCGCGGTGGTTGAGTAGCCAAATTAACCTATTGATAACGCGCCAAAACCGCGCTATACTACAGGCACAAGGACAGACGCAGACGCGCCGCCTTGTGAATCAGGATCGCCGCCACGCGCGGCGGCAAGGCCGAAAAAAAGATCAAAAAAATCTTGAAAAGGCCTTGACAGCTCACGCAAAAGTGAGTATAATACAGGTACAAGCTCACTAATAAGTGAGCAATAAAAAGCCCTTAGACCTCACCAATGAGTGAGTAAAAAGAAAGGATGGTACACCATGACGCAAGCAACCATGTACATCGGCCTGAATGATAAGGACGAAAAGCGGCAGACCATGGAGACAGTAGAAGCGTATAAGATCGTACAATCTGAGCTTGTCCGGCACGTCGGCGGCGGCACGATTTACGCCGCCGAAGGGATTTACACCCACGATGACGGAACGATCGTCGTCGAAAAGACGCTTCGCGTTGAGATTTTCGGCGCGCCCGAATCCGCGCTGATGGCGCTGGTTGAGCACCTGAAAATCCGCCTGAGTCAGGAAAGCATTATCATCCGCCGCGAAACGGTGGAAACGGTTTTCGCCTGAATCCGCCGCCGCCACGCGCGGCGGCACCCCTGACCGCCTGCGATCCGGCAGACGGTCACGGGTGCCGGAGGCACACAAAAAAACGCGCAACCAGCGCGAAAATGAAAGGATAGAAAAAAATGAAAATCTACAAGCTGAACCCCGTTGACAGTCACAAGTCCTTTTACGGGAAGGCGGTCGTCTATGAGTACGACGACGGCACGCGCGTACTCAAGTCCTACCTGACCAACGTCGCCGCGATCCTGCCGGACGGCACGTTCTGCCGTTTGTGGAGCGGCTACAGCGCGACGACTATGCGACACGTCAACGCCTTCATTGCCCGCGCGGGGCTGGAAGGCGGCGGCAAAAAGTGGTGGGATGCGCTGGAAGTGGAGCGTGACAACACGTTGACGCACGCGCTCAACGACTACCGCCGCACGTTCGCCGGGTAAAACCCGGCGGCACCCCTGACCGCCTGCGATCCGGCAGACGGTCACGGGTGCCGATAGGCACACAAAAAAGCCGGGTACAATCCGGCAGAAAAGAGGACAGAAAATGAGCAAGTACCTGATTCCCGACGGCTGGCACCATTTCCGCGACAACGCGGATTTTACCTATCTGGTGGAGAACGGTTATATCATCCGCGGATGGGACGATAAAGGCGCATACCATCCCTATTTGTGGGATAGCAAGCTGCACTGCTACAATCAGCAGCCCGTCCGCGCCTACTATCGCAATCTTTCAAAAATCCGCTGGAATTGACCCGCGCCGCCGGGACCCCCGGCGGGTTCCCGTGACCGCCTGCGATCCAGCAGACGGTCACGAGAACCGATAGGCTTTCAAATCAAGCCGGATTCGATCCGGCAGAAAGAAGGGTAACTATGGAACGGTACAAGCCCGAAATTATCAAATACGATCAGCCTATTCGACCGGGTTTCCCGTACAACGTCCAAATTTGGACGTTCCGGGACGATCTGAAATGTTACGTTTATTGCGGCAATGGGAAGTTCTGCCGCACGGAAAAGGAAGCGCAGGAATACGCCGCGCGCTTCCTTGAAAAGAACGTGGAGGGTTGACCTCTGCCGCCGCTTTCAAATCAAGCAAGCGTCGCCGGATAAAACCCGGCGGGTTCCCCTGACCGCCTGCACGTTCAGACGGTCACGGGAGCCGATAGGCTTTCAAATCAAACAGGGAGGGAAACGACATGACGAAGCAAGAAAGAACCATTACAACCGCGCTGCGAAATGCAGTAGCAAAGCGCGAACCGCTGCTGAAGGTTCGCGGGACGTTGGCAGACTATTTCACCGTTTACAGCGATCATAAGCGCGGCGACGGCGATTATAGCCGGTCTATTGCAACGACGCTTTACCAGAAGCACGGTTTTGAGTATTGCGTTCTGCTGGAAGTGCAGCGGCACTTTGTCGCCTAACACGCTTTCAAATCAAGCCCGCCGGGGTTCCGGCGGCTTGCGCGTCCGCCTCCACCGCTGGAGACGGACACACAAGCCGAAAGGCTTCCAAATCAAGAAAGGATGGTTTTACCATGTATAAGACGATCAAGGGCATTTCGCGCGCGCTTGCGATTGCAGCCGTGCAGAATGAAGCGATGGAGACGCGGCGCAAGTGGATTCCCAAAGAAATGTTCGGCGAAGCGGAAAATGCGGAGGCGGAGAAGATCGCCGCGGCAGTCGCCGACGTGCTTTCAAATGCAGACGGCCGCCGCTGGTCCGCCGCATTTTGGCAGGATCGCGACAACGTTCTGGACGACCTGACCGCAGCGTGCCGCGGGCTGTTCATCGGGTTCCGCGCACAAGACGATATTCGGGCGACGCTGGAACACTGCGGGATCGATTGCCCGGTTCCCCCTTTTGACCATTCCAGCGTTCCGCGATACAAGCCGGAGGGCGATCCCGTTCAGGCGTGACCGCTTTCAAATCAAGCGCCGCCACACGGCGGCGGTTCCCCTGAGCGTCTCCGCCGGAGACGCTCGCGGGAACCGAAAGAAGGTTTCAAATCAAGCAGGGCTTCGCGCCCGGAAAGAAGGATCACATGATTTACAAGAAACAGGACATTGACCGCGCCTTTACGAAGACGATCACGGAATTTCTGGCGCAGGGCTTCCAAATCAGCACATGGACCCGGTGCGATCCTTTGGATAGGACGTACTCTGGCGTAATCGCTTGCATTGACTTGTGTAAAGGTGATGATCTTTTGCGCGTGCAGATCAAAAGCCAAGTTCAACGCATATACCATGAGCGCCGTGAGCGCCGTGAGTTCTATTCCCTGCTGGTAGGGCAGCGCATACTTCTGTGTACGGATGAGCCAGCGGAAACCCAAATGGAAACCAAAACCGTCGATACCCGCACATTCAAGATCATCAGGGAAACTGGCTTTTATCCAGTCGATAAACATTCTGTGTACGGCGCGCGGGTGTTCGGCGACAAAGCAACGGCAAAGACGGCACAAGAGAAGCGGGAAAAGCGTCAGCAAATGCGGCAGATCAGCCGCCGCCATGAACTGCCTGCGTGCTCCAAAATCAGCGTTCTTCGCTGGTTGCGCACCCAGCCGCGGATGAAAACGTGCCGGGTTGGTGAAATCGAAAGCGTCAGCCGCCTGAATAAGGTTACGCGCTCAACCCCCGCGACGGAACTTGAATGCTACGAAATCAAGGCGCGCGGACGTTCTTTCAAACTCTATCCGCCGAAAAAAGACTGAACTGCCGCAAAGCGGCGGTTCCCTTGAGCGCCTGCAACCAGCGGACGCCCACGGGAGCCGATAGGCTTTCAAATCAAGCAGGGCTTGCACCCGGAAGGAAGGGACAAAGATCATGAAAAAGCATTACTTTGCTGTGACGGAGGAATTTGAAGGGCATTATTTTGCCTATGCCATGTGTGCATCCGACGCTGACAATCTGCTTGCTCTTTTTGCGCGGCAGGCTGGGATTGCCACGCTTGTCGCGGCTCATGCCTGCGGTAGTAGGAAGCAGGCGGAAGAGATAGCAGAGGGTTGGAATGAATCGTTTCGCAAGAACGGGACTTATCTGTACTCTTATCTGTACTAATAATGGGCTTTCAAATCAAGCAGGGCATTGCCCCGGAGATAGGAGGAAAGTCATGAACGCTGAACAGCTGGTGATACAGTCGCAGCGCGTATTCGCGCACGCCGTTCGTCATGCAATTCAAGAACACGCGGCGGATGGCTATGCTGTAGCCTTTCGCGTCAGTATGATTCGCGAAAACGCAGAGGGCAACACCAATTCCCCGTCAGCTGAACATATTGCGCTTCGTGCGGCAGAACGTTCCGCGTGGCGCAAAGAGCGGAGGAATCAAATCAAGCGGCACGGGCGGCACTGGTGCTTGCGGCACGATGTGCTTTGCTATGGCGCGGAAACGGTTCCTTTTTAAGTGTCGCCGGAAATCGGATAGTTTTCAAATCAAGCAGGCATTCGCCTGAATGGGGGTGTTCTTATGAACAGACGGAACAAGATCACGATTCGCTTTCCAAATCAAGTCATTGCCGACGACGAACAAGGAGATCGTGCAAACGTGAAGAAGTCCGCTGCCGAAAAGGCAATCGAAAAAGCCCGGCGCACAAAAGCGCAGTTAGCCGCTGAATACGGCGTTCCGACTTCATCCATTGTGTGGTGCGGGGATAGTCGCTACATCGTCGTCAAGGACGGGAAAGAAATCAAGATCGGCTGGGCAAATGACCAGCGATGAAAGGGGTACTTGCAATGAATAACAGCGAAATCATTTTCTCCAGCTGTGGGCTGGAAGTCGTAGGCGAGCGAGTGTGCATCCCCGTTCGCGAAGAGGTTGCAAAGCAAGCAAAGGCGGGCTTCTTCCACTACGGCGCGTGGTACATCCCGGAGCGCGCCGCCACGCTCAAACGCTATGATGAGCATGGCGCACCAATATATAGCGCCCAAGCACGCATCCCCGCCTGACGATGGCTGGACGCGGAACCAGCCGAAACGCGCTGCGGCGCGTCGCGGGATACCGCAAAGTTTCTAAATCAAGAAAGGATGCTTGAAACATGGATAGCTATTACATTCACAACCGCGAAACCGGCAAGCTGGAGCTGCATTTCGACAAGCCGGAATACGACGCCCTGACGGACGAACAGCGTTCTGAAATCAAGAGCGCGTTCCTCTGGGGTCGCCGTTCCGGGTGCTGGATCAGTCGTGCGAAAGAGCCGAATCTGTGGCGCGCGGAGCGCGTGGCAAAGGCGCTTGGGCTGGAAGACGGCGGCGCGGAGGGTGAACGCCTGAGCTTTGCAGAACAGCAGGCGCGCAAGGCAGAACGCGCCGAACATCGTGCCGAACGTTTTGAAATCAAGGCGGATGCCGAAGAAAAGCGCGGCGAAGCGCTGCAAGCGCCTATCAACCGCGTTCATGGGGACATTGCGTTCTTCACGCAGCCCAACATCAACACCACCGCAGGCCGTGCGTTCACGCGCCAGCGTGAACAGATGTGGGAGGCGTTCCGCAAGGGCTTTGACGCATTCAATAAGTCCGACTACTATCGCCAGCGCGCACAGGCTGCACAGCGGACTGCGGATCGCGCGGAACTCAAAGACCGCGCGTTCCTGAATCGCCGCATCGAAGAATGCGAAGCGTCGATCCGCAAGTTCAAGCGCAACATTGATCTGTGCGAACTGTACTCAAAGACTTCTCCCGAAAAGGCAGAAGGGTATGCCAAGCAAATCGACTACTGGACGGAACGCATTGAGCTGGCACTGGACAAGCTGGGCTACTATCAGGATGCAATGGACGCGCTGGGCGGCGTGCAGTACAGCAGGGAGAACGTGAAGCCGGGGTACATCGTCCGCATCGGGCGGTACAGGGAACACCCGATGAAGGTGCTTTCCTGCGGCCCGAAGAATTTCGCCGGTATGGTTGGTGACGGGCTGGCATTGAAATATCCCTACGCGGAGATCACGGAAATTGTCCGTGCGGTGGAGGAAAAGGCAGAAGATACCGTGCAGCCCTTCAAGGTCGGCGAAACGTTCCACGTCCGCGGCGAGGCGTACACCATCATCAGGGCGACGGCAAAAACCGTAACCTATCGTTCTGAAACCGGAGAGGTGACGCGCACGACGCCGAAGCGCCAGCCCAAACAGGACGGAAGCGGCGAACAGTGGCGGATCGCCATCGGCAGCGGCTGGCACTGCGAACTCTTCTACCGCGGGTAAAGTTTTCAAATCAAGCTGCCATTGTCAGCAGAAAGGGGTAAACCATGAAAGAAACCTATTTCGCCGCGACGGTAGAAAGGGGCGGGCGATTCGCGTCGCTCGTCCTCTCCGTCGAGAACGGCACGAACCTGCTTCTGCGTCTCCAGAATACGCAGGGGCTGACCTTCATCACACCTTGCGACAACAAGCGTCAGGCGGACGAACTTGTCTACTTCTGGAATGAGAGCCACAAGAAAAACGGCGTGTACCTGTATACCACCTGATGTTTTCAAATCAAGCCGGGCATCTACCCGGAAACACAGCCGGGTTCCCCCGGCAGAAGGAGAAGAACATGAGCAGTCTGTACCACGCCAAGCTGGGCGGCGGTTACACCCAGCGGCGTGAAATTATCATCGACGCAGCGGACATGCGCGAATACGGGGAAAGCGGCTTCGAGGTCGCCGCACTCACAACGGACGGCGACGAGCTGGACATGAAGCGCTGCGACACCGCAGAACAGGCGAAAGCCGCCTTCGATGCGCTGATTCAGAAGTACGCTGAGCCGCTGCAGCGCACCATCGCCAGCGCAGACCTGCAACCCGGCGGGCGTTACACGCTGGTGTTTCACAACGAGTTCGGGTTCCCCATCGCACAGAGAGTGACTTTCTGGGGCTACGCCATGCGAACCTACGGACAGCACTCCGATGCGGTGCAGCTCAGCGTCGTGTACCGCAGAACAAAGACGCGGTGGCTCAAACTGTTCATCGGCTACGAGGCACTGCTCATCTTCAAGGGCTGGCAGGAGCTGCCGGAGAGCGTCGTATGGCAACCCCCACGCTCAACCCGTGACGGAACCACGCTCGTCAGCAAATACGAATCATTCTCCGACCAGTACATCGAGGACGCGCTTCGCGTCCTCAAAGACCCGGTGGTCATTTACAGGGGACACTGATGTTTTCAAATCAAGAACCCCATGCCGACGGACAGAGTTCAATTCAGATACTTGACTGTTTCAGTCGCCGATGGTACAATATTTCAGAGAAGAGGAGGTGCATCGAAGTGCTTGCAATGGAAGCAGTCAAAGAGATCATGCGAATCAAAGACGTCCGCCCGGCGGAGCTTTACAATAAACTGGGGATCGCGAGTAATGCGTACTGCAATCGGATGCAGCGTAAAAACGTCTCGACGGCAGTGCTGAATGAAATGATTAAACCTCTGGGGTACAAACTGGTGCTTGTCCCTGACTGGGCAACTGTCCCCGAAGATTCTTTTACCATCGACTGAGGAAACAGGAAGGTTTCAAATCAAGAAGCCTTGCCATTCAAACGTAAAGTGGGCGCAGGAATCCTGCACCCACTTTTGCGCACATTTGCTTTCAATTCTGCGGCAAGTGATATGCCAAATAAACAAAATTGTCAGCGAATAATGCCATGTTCTTCATTCATCATGCACAAAGGTGAAGGATGCCAACTAAAAAAGTTTTTGTTGACTGAATCTCCACCCGCATTCTTCAATTTGAAGAATGCGGATTATTTATATTCAAAAGCTGTTGATATTCCTGTGGATACTCTGGATAATACGAATGTATCTGCATCTTCGAGTATCTCAACAGCCAGAATTTACATTCTTTAATTCCTTCCACATAACGCAAGCCACCCACTTTCCCACCCATTCAGGGCTTTGTTTTTCTGCAAATGAGCAGCCGTATTTGCGATATGCTCTGACCTTTTGTGCATGGTGTCTGTCGGCTATTCTTTTACTTCGCTGCCGAGAACTCTTGCGAATGCGCTGTCCATAATGCCTTTCGCGCGTTCCATTTCACTGTTCACAACGTGTCCGTACACGCCGTAGGTGTCCATGTTTACGCTGTGCCCCACCAAATCTTTCAGCATCTGTTCCGGCATATCATTCTTCATAATGCTGATGTAAGTATGCCTCATCTCGTGGATCGTGCTTTGGATTCCATGCGCCTTGCAATAGTACCTCCAATGCACATACACGCGGTTGGGATCGCTACGCTCGCCCCATTCATCCGGGAAAATCCACTTGGAACGGATGCCTTTATCCTTCAGCATCTCCCGTTGTGCGTTCAGCACTTCCATGGCCATTGCGGAAAGAATCACCTTGCGCCGGGCGTTCCTGTTTTTCCCTGACGTGATTTCGTTCGACTTGTTGATGCTCCGATGGATGGAAACAACACTTTCGTTGAGGTCATCCCATTGCAAGCCGTAGACTTCGCCGCGGCGCATCCCCGTCAGCGCGATAAAGCGCCATGAATAGATGTAGAACGCAGGGCATTCTTTGCCACGCTTTGAAACCGTGTCGCAGGTCATCAGCGCCTTGATCTCTTCCGGCTGAAGAATATGTTTCTCTTTGGGTTCAGGCGCTTTGTCCAGCGTCAAATCGCGCTTGTAAATCGGCATCGTCCTCCACCGCATACGGTCAGCGTAGGCGAGGAAGAGATAGATCGTATTCTTGACGTTGGTTACACTGCTAAAGGACAGCCCCTTATCGACAGCCATATCAATGCACCTCTGCCAATGCAGCGGACGGATTTTGCTGATCGTTGTGGTTTTAATGTTGGGCAGAATGTAGTTTCGCCCGATGGATTCATGGTGTACATAACTTGCACGGCTGTTGTGGTTGAGCTGATAGGCGAGAAATTGCTGCCACGCGAGCATGAAGTTCATGTCCGACCTGCCGGATTCCAGCCACTCGTCTGCCTTAGTTTCCGCCTCCCTCTTCCCCTTCCGGCCGGGCGTCGAGCTTTGAAATGCTTTCCGCACTCCGTCCTTCTGCACCTTGATTACCCACGCGCTTCGTTTTTCCTGCCACAGCGCTTCGGCTCTTCTTTCGGTTGCTGCCATTGTTCTTTTCCTCCTTGATGGGCAATATCGGAATCGTCAGCTGCTCGATCTGGAGCATCTGGCAGATTGCCTTCTGGATATAATCCGGCGCGTTCCGATAGGCTTCAATCAGCGGCTGACCCCAGATGCGGAGATAGCTGTTCTCCACCTCGTCGGTGCCGTCCTCGCCGATCAGATTTATGGGATCGATCTTCAGCGCTTCCGCCAGCTTCGCAATCTTATCACGACGCATGTTGGAAATGTTTCCGTTCTCCCATTGCCGCACTGTATTCTTTGTAACGCCCACAATGTCGCCGACCTGCTCAAGGGTTAGCCCCAGTTCTTTGCGGCGGGCGTGAATAATGTCTCCGATTCCCACGTCGAGAACCTCCTTCTTTATACGAGCATCCGTTCTCGTTTACAGTGCTATTCTACATCGGAAGTATAGTTTATGCAACTATTCTTTTGTAAAATCGAGAAAAAGTATCATTAACGATATTTTCCCTCTTGACATTTTGAGAAGTCGGTGTTATAACAGGTATCGGAAACATTACTTGCGCAATGAAAGGAGTAAACCAAATGAACCGAAACCTCTTAAAAGCCAAGATGCTGGAAGCAGGCGTTGATGTGAAAACCATCTGCGAAGCCTGCGGCATCAGCTGCCCATCCTTTTACCGAAAGATGAATGGTAATTCCGAGTTCACACAGCATGAAATCGGAAAAATCATCGAGCTTCTGCACCTTGACATGGAGACCGCGCGCCGGATATTCTTCGTGTAATTTTTTTACCCTCAAAGTATCGTAAACAATACTTTTCAAGGAGATGTACATATGAGCAGACCCTATCAGGCAATCCGAGCCGAGTTGTACGCCAACGAGATCGGACAGGAGCTTCTCGCGCGCCGCCTGCGCATCAGTGCGCACACGGTGTCGCGCAAGCTGAACGCCCACACAGAATGGACGTTGGAAGAGTGCTATCAAATCATGGACTTGCTGGGACGGCCTTACACAGACCTCCCGCTGCTGTTCCCCCGCAAAGGGCGAAACGAGGAGGGACGGAAATGCACCCGAAAGCACTGACGGAAGCCCAGCGGCGGCTGGTTGAGCAGAACATCGGGCTTGCCCGCTCCGTCGCCGCGCGCTTCTGGGGATTCGGCAGGGCGGCGGGGCTGGAATGGGACGACCTGTTCAGTCTCGCCTGCATGGGGCTGGTCTACGGCGCGCAGCGCTACGACCCCGCCATCAGCCGACCGGGAACGTACTTGTACAACTGCTGCCGATGGGTGCTGCTGAGGGAGCTGCAGCGCAGCCGCTGCCAGTGCCGCGCCGGGACGGTGTGCAGTCTGGATGAACCAATCCAGCAGGGCAGTCGGGTTGCTACCTTTGGCGAGCTGCTGGAGGACGACGCCGACGTGGAAGAGGAAGTACTCACGGCTCTCGCCATGCAGCGAGCGTGGGAATCGGCTACGCCGCGTGAGCGAATCGTCGCCACGATGTACGCCAGCGGCGCGACGCAGCGGGACATCTCCCTGTCGATTGGCACTTCACAGACGACTGTGAGCAACGCGCTGCACAGCCTGAGAAAGAAGGTACACGCGGCTCTGGGATGAAGCCGCGAAAAGAAAGGAGTTTCCCTATGACATTCGAGATTGCATTCATGTTGGTGCTGTGCGGCCCGGTCATTCTGGCCGCCCTGATGCAGCTGTGCGGGTGGGCTGCCGACGCCTACGACTACCACGCCATGCGCCGGGCGATGAAGCGGGCGCGGAAACACGGCACGTCGCCGATTAAGCCGGGCATGACGGCGATGATGATGCGCTGCGATGCGAGCGAGAGAAGGAGATTCTGATGGTCAGGGCATTTCTGGAAGGCGGCGAGGTTCGCCTGACCGCCGAGCCGAGCGACATCTCGACCATCAAGCGGCTGCACGGCGCATCCCGCACGAATCGGATGCCGCCGCTGACGTGGGTGATGCCGCTGACCTTCGATTCGGTGGAGGAATTGCGCCGGGAGAAAATCCCCTGCAATTCGGCGCTGGCGAAGCGCGCACAGGCAATGCTCGACGCGCACCGCTTCGTGGATGCGCAGAAGGCAGCGGATAAGGTAGAACCCATTCGCCCGATTCCGATAAAAGAGGGCTTCAACCTCTTCAACCATCAGGTAAAGGCGTTCAACATCGCGCTGGCGCTGTTCGGGTACGACACGAAGGGAGCGAGTAAGGGTGAAGGTTGAGCTCACTTGCGAAAGCTGCGGGAAGCGTTTTCTGCGTACAAGCTGCATTGTACATAAGCACAATTTCTGTTGTCGTCCCTGCCTGAATGCTTGGAATAGCAAGCGGCTTCACGACTTGAATCTCAACGTCATCAACGTGAAAGGCCACAACCTTGGGCATTTGGCTCCGCATCTGACCGAATGGAATAAGAGACGTAATGCGTTATTCCCTGTTCAGCCTGACCCATCAAAACGAGGGAAGCGCAACGGTGATTTGGCGCGGAAGGTCGCCTCGGAGAAAATCGGCAGGCCCCTTTCGAGCGAAGAACATGTTCATCACATTGACGGGAGCCCTGCGAACAATTCACCTGAAAATCTGGCTGTCATGAACCGTTCGGAACATTTAAGGCTCCACGCGGCGATTGCAAGGGAACGCATGAAAGAAGGGAGTGCTGTACATGCAACCAAGCGCTGACGGCGGCGCGTGTGCGATGTTTGCTGACATGGGGACAGGGAAAACGATTACAACCGTCATGATTGCCGGGCGGCTGTTCCTCGACGGAAAGATTCTCCGGGTGCTGGTCGTCGCGCCGTCGTCGGTCTGCCCGGTCTGGCCGAGTGAGTTCCGCAAATTCGGCGCATTTCCTTCCCGCATCGCCGTCCTGCAAGGCGACAAGAACAAACGGCTGGCGGCGCTCAGGTACGTCGAAGCACCCACCATGCCCGGTCAGCGCGAACCGCTGCGGGTGGCGGTTATCAACTACGAGAGCACATGGCGGCTGGAAGATGAGCTGAAAGCCTACGACGCCGACCTGATTATCTGCGACGAGAGCCAGCGCATCAAGAGCCACACGGCGCAGCAGTCAAAAGCCATGCACCGTCTGGGCGCGGGCGCACGGTATCGGATGATTCTGACGGGTACGCCCATCCAAAACGACACGCGCGACCTGTGGTCGCAGTACCGCTTCCTCGCGCCGGGCGTTTTCCCCGCCAGCTACTACGCCTTTGAGAAGCGCTACGCCCTGATGGGCGGCTATGGGCAGCATCAGTATCTCGGCCCGCGCAATCTGGAAGAGCTGACCCGCAAGGCGCACGGCATCGCCTATCGCGTGACGAAGGCGGAATGCCTTGACCTCCCGGAAAAGACTTTTGAGACGCGCGAGATTGCGTTGGAGGACAGCGCCGCGAACCTGTACCAGCGCATCAAGAAGAACGCCGTCGCGGAGTTGGAGGGCGGCGAGAGCGTCACAGCCAGCATCGTGCTGACGCGCCTGTTGCGATTGCAGCAGATTACCGGCGGCTTCGTCACCGACGACGACGGCACGACCACGAAGGTGTCCAGCGCCAAGCTGGACGCAGTGGCAGACATCGTGCAGAGCCTGTGCGTGGATGAAGGAAAGAAGCTGGTCATCTTCACCCGATTCCGGGCGGAAATGGACGGCGTGTGCGAAGCAGTGCAGAAGGTTTTGGGGAGTAAGCTGCAAATGGTGCGCATCGCCGGGGACATCGACATTGCCAAGCGTGGCCCCATCGTCGAGCAGTTCCAAAACGACCCGGACACGCGCGTTTTTGTCGGCCAGATTGACGCTTGCGCGGAGGGTATCACCCTGACCGCCGCCGACACGGTGGTTTACTACTCGCTGACGTTCAACATGGCGAAGTACGCACAGTCGCAAGACCGCATTCACCGTGTCGGACAGCGCAACGTCTGCACTTACATCCACCTGATCGTGCCGCACACGATTGACGAAAAAATCATCAGCGCGCTTGAAAAGAAGGTTGACCTTGCGAAGGCCATCACGGACAACTGGCGCTGGATGCTGGAGGAGTGAGAATGAACGAATTGACGGTATTCCAGAATGAGCAGTTTGGGCAAGTCAGAACGACCATAAAAGACGGCGAACCGTGGTTTGTGGCGGCGGATGTGTGCCGGGCACTGGAAGTCAAGAATGCACGGGACGCGGTTGCACGGTTGGACGAAGATGAAAAGGGTGTAGCTTTAACCGACACCCTTGGCGGGCAGCAGAACGTGACCATCGTCAACGAACCCGGTCTGTACGCGCTGGTTCTCGGTTCGCGCAAGCCCGAAGCCCGTGCCTTCAAGCGCTGGATTACGCACGAGGTCATCCCCTCCATCCGCAAGAGCGGCGGTTACATCGCCGGGCAGGAATCCATGAGCGACGCTGACCTGATGGCGAAGGCTCTGCTGGTTGCGCAGCGACAGATTGAGCAGCGCGAGAAGCAGCTCACGGAGATGAAGCCTAAGGCGCTGTTCGCGGACGCGGTGAGCGCAAGCAAGACAAGCATCCTCATCGGCGAGCTGGCGAAGCTGCTGCGACAAAACGGAGTGAGCATCGGGCAAAACAGCCTCTTCCAGTACATGCGCGATAATGGGTACCTGTGCAACCGCGGTGCAGCGTACAACTGCCCCCCCAGAGAGCCATGGAGCAAGGGCTGTTTGAGATCAAGGAAACCGCTATCCAGCACACGGACTGGCATGTCACCATCAGCAGAACGCCGAAGGTCACGGGCAAGGGGCAGGTTTACTTCATCAACAGACTTCTGGGAGGCGCGAACAATGTTTAACCCGAAGCCCTGCCCCCTGTGCGGCGAAGCCACACTGGAAACGTGGCGCTCGATTATCGCGCCCACGCCCCGGCGGTATCAAATCGTGTGCGCCACCTGCTACTACTGCGGCCGGAAAGCCCTGACAAAATGGGGCGCGATCTGGAAATGGAATCGGGACGAAGGGAGGAATGACAATGCGTGATGACCTGCACGCCCCATGCTGCCCGTATTGCGGCATAGGAATGTCCATTACCATTAAAAAACTGGAGCACCTGAATGTTTGCTGGTATGAGTGTGGCAACTGCATGTCGTCCTCTCCGGCCGCGAAAACCGAGAAGGGCGCGTACCTTCGGGCAATGCACCGGACAGAAACGCCCAATTATGTTCTGACGCTGGTCGAAGCCTATACAAAGGAGTTTTGCTGGACGGAAGAACGCAGAATAAACGCCATTGAAGTCCGGCGGCTTGCTTTGCGAGATTGGGGTTGGGGCGTAGACCCCAACGGGAAACCAACAAAAGGGATCGACCTTTTTGTATTCGGCGAAGAATGCCCCAACTCTTACAGGGTGAATGAGTACGGAAAAGAATTTCGCTGCTGGCTGCGGAAGCCGACAGCCGTTGATTTGGCGAGAACGCCGTGGGAGGATGAAGATGAGCGATAACAGGAACCGGGTACTGACCTTCGCGGAGCTTACGGACAGCGCAGGAGCGCTCGTGTGGCTGGAAGATAACGACGGAGACTACGAGCCGTGCGCCCACGCGCGGAAGGTAACGCGCTGGGAGCATGAAAGTCACCGCATGTATTTCGACGGCGGCCGCGCGTGGTACGCCGATTACACCTACGGCGAGACGTGGCGCTGCTGGCTGCGCCAGCCCACGCCAGAAGAAATGGCGAACACGCCGTGGGAGGAAGGCCAATGCTGATGGAAATGGTCACGCTGCCCAAGGCCGTATTGCTTGGGACGATTACCGGGCTGTTTTCCGCCGGGCTGGTGCTCGCGAAGGACGAACACCGCTGCGGAACGCTGGTCTTTATTATCGGAGCTGTAATGAACAGCGCCCTGTCCATCCTACTTCTTCTGGGGCTGGAAGCGCTGGGAAACCTCGGAGGTGCTTGACGATGCTCGACAAATGGATTCCCGTCTCCGAGCGGATGCCGGAGAAAGGCGCGCTGGTCGCGGCGCTGTGCCGCTACGAGTTCGCGCCCGACAAGTATTACATCGCACACGAGCGGTACGACCCGCGTAGCAATATGTGGCACGACGGTTCGGCGCGGTATTGGTGTCCGCTGCCCGAAATCCCGGAGGTTGACAAAGCATGAAGAACAAAGACGTGCTGGTAGCCGCGCTGAACGACGAGATAGATGATGGCGGCACCGCGCTGAAAGAAACGATTGACTGTCTCATCCGCTGCCCGTACATGTACTCATACAGCTTGATACACTACGAGCACGGACACCCGCTATGCGCTGATCAAGATGGGTTGGCCAGCCGCGACAGGTGCGCCGCCTGCATCGAAGAATGGCTGAACACGGAGGTGAACGCATCATGAATACGCCGCTGCTTATCTCCGGGCGCATTCCGCGAGAAATGACCCGCCTTGCGAAGGATTACTACGCTTCCCACGGCAAAACCCATGTCAAGGTCGCACGTTACTGGTATCGCCTGTATGACAGCCGGAAAACCCCGCAATGGCTGCTGGTTCATGTGAAAGCCTACGCAGAACTCAGTATAGTGTGCATGGTCTGCTCGGACGGTGACGGCGGTTACTACCTCACCCCGTATGTTGGCGGTCTGCGTGAACTTGAAGAAAAGGTGCTCTCGGAGTGGCGCAGGATTACCGAAGAGCGCGAACAGGAGGAATAGCCCATGCAGACCCAACCGCCCAAGCTCCCGCCAATGGCTCCGCGTACCCGCGAGATTTTCCGCGTGGTGTTCGTGTTCCGGCAGAAGTACCAGCACCCCCAAAACACCGTCGAGTGGTGGGAAGCCTGCTGCAAGGAAATGAGCGCCATCAGCCAGCATTTTGAGAACGACGCATTCTGCAATGATTTGCTCGTTGCCTGCTACACGGACATCGAGCGCGAGCTGAAAGGAGAGCGTATCCCGTGATTCACCATTGCCACGCGCGGTCGCCCACCGCGTGAACCGGTACCATTTTGTCACCACTTATAAATAGGAAAGGATGAGACACATGTCTGAAATGACCCCAATGAACACCCTGACCGAGCGGATCAACACGCTGGCACAGCTGAAGGAACTGAAAAATGATATTGCCGAGAGCCTGAAATCCTGCAATGCCCAGATTGAGCAGGCGGAGAAGGAAATCATCGCGTCCATGCTGGATTTGGCGGATGCCGCCGGGCTGGATGATCCGTCCGGCTTTACCGTGGACGTCGCCGGTCGGCGCTACGGCATCAAGGTGAAGCCCTTCTACTCCATCCGCAAGGATCAGCGCGACGAGGCGTTCGCCGCCCTGCGCGCGCTGGGGCTGGGCGACCTGATTGTGGAGAAGGTGGACGACCGCACGCTGACAAAGGCGCTGGAAGAAGCCGCAGACGAAGATGGCTGCCTGCCGCCGGAGTACGGCATCCTGCCCGTCAGCGTGTACGAAAAGACCACCATTACCGACCGCAAGGTTGCGAAGTAAGAAAGGATGAGGCTCATGCTGGCAGATAACAAGGTTCTGAATTTTGTGGATTCTCTTTTCAACGAGGCGCGCATGAACGACGAGCTTCCTGCCGTGCGCACCCCGCAGGAGGGCTACGGCATTATGGCCGAGCGCTTCCTCTCTGTCTCTTCCAGCACGACCGGTGCGAAGAAAGCCGTCGCCGATGCGCTGGAAGCCATGTCCGAGGGCGACCGCGAAACCTTTATCAATACCTGCGACCGCGTGTATTCCGCGTCGGTACAGGTGGCGGATGCCGCGCTCAAAATGGCCGCCGCCATGCAGGCCGTCGTGACGCAGCTGTCCATGTACGAGGGGCAGAGCGCCACCATCACCCCGCTGGAATCTCTGGCAAGCAACGACAACGACGACCCCGATAATGAGGAGGAGTAACCAATGGCTACGAAAATGAATCAGCTGGCGGTCATCGACCACAGCAATCTGCTGCCCATCGTCCCCAGTGCGGAAGACCTCGCCGCCATCCGCGAGGAGCTGTCCGACATGGATCGCATTCCCTATGGGCGCATCAAAATTGCCGCGGGCGGCGTGAACATCTTCCAGGTATTCGAGCCGGGAGAAGAAGAAGCCGTGCCCGCGCAGGTCGTCGAGGGCGTGATTATGCTCTCTCACAAGTCCAACGGTCTGTGGAGCAAGCCCTTCGGCTCCGGCGACAGTAAAACGCCGGACTGCTCGTCCATCGACGGCGTGTACGGCACGGTGACGGAGACCGGCGAGAGTGTGGAGTGCGCGAGCTGCCCCTGCAACGCTTTCGGCTCTGCCAAGGGCGGCGAGGGGCGCGGGAAGGCGTGTAAGAACATGCGCCGCCTGTACATCATGCGCCGCGGCGACATCTTCCCGATGGTGTTGACTTTGCCCCCGACCGCCCTGTCCGCCTACGACAGCTACCGCACGAAGGTCATGCTTGGCAGGAAGAAGATGGCCAACGTCATGACGCGCATCAGCCTGAAGAGCGCGTCGAACAAGGACGGCGTGGCGTATTCCACCCCGATTTTTGAGGCGGTCGGCGTGCTGGACGGCGTGGAAGCCGAGGCGATGCGCGCGTACTCCGACGCGCTGAACAGCTCCGCTCTGCGCATGGGCGTGACCGCGGACGATGCGCCCGCCGACGTGCAGCAGGGCGCAGCGAAGCCCGCCGCGACCGTGGTGGACGCGGACGCCGCCGCCGAGGTGCAGGCCGCTTTCGCCGAGCAGGACGCTTCGCCGGACGATTTTGCGCCGCTTGCGTGACGGTTGAATTTCCGGGTGGAGAAATCCGACAGATAGGAAGAACACGCGCTTCCCCTCTTGCCGAAACGGGTTTTGTGTGATTACATAGACTTAACAAACGTGCTTGCTCCGCATGGGTTGCTGTGCGGAGCAAGCTGCACTGGGAGGGATGATGCGCTTTGAGTGTTTTTGAGCAGGTCCGGCAGATTACGGCGCTGGAAGCAGCAGAACGGCTGGGACTGAAGCTGAAAAAGAACGGCTCCAAGCACTGGGCGTGCTGCCCGCTGCACGGTGAGAAAACCGCCTCGCTGTGCATCTACGATGAGGGGACATGGTACTGCTTCGGCTGCCACAAGGGCGGCGACGCGGTGCGCCTGTATCAGGAAATGTTCGGTCTGGACGCAAAGGACGCGGCGCTGCGGCTCGCGGAGGATTTCGGCATCCGGGTGGATGACCACTGGACGCCGCCGAAGGAGCGAAAGCCCACGGCCTTTGACCTCGAACGGGCGCTGGAAGCCCGGCGGAGCGCGGAGTGGTCGCGGCTGTGCAGCGCGGTGCATCGGGCGAACACGATTCTCGCAAAGTACGACGCGCACCCGGAGAGCGCATGGGACAGCAAGGAGTTTATCACCGCCCTGCAAGCGCGGACATGCGCAAATGAGCGCCTTGACTGGCTGTGGTCGGCCACGCTTGCGGACTTGGCGCTGGAATATCGGGAGGAGAAACAATGTGAGAGACGAAGAGCGCCAAGCGCTGGAGGCGCTGATGGCGGAAGACCCGGCGATAGCGGCACTGGCGGAACAGGGGCGCAGACCACCGCCGGAAGCCCGTGCGCGGCAGGCGGTACCTCCACCGCAGGCGCTGCCTGCGTCCACGCCCCCGCCGCCGGAACCGCCGAAGCTGGAATTTTACTCGGCGGCGAGCCTGTACGGACGAACCATTGAGCGTCCGCCCATCATCATAAACAACCTGATCCCGGCGGGACTGACGGTGCTTGCGGGTGCGCCAAAGCGCGGCAAGAGCTGGATGGCGTTGAAGATGGCGCTGTGCATCGCGTCCGGCGAGCCGTTTCTGGGGATGGCGACGACAAAAGGCGCGGTGCTGTACCTCGACCTCGAATCCAAAGCCTACCGCGTACAAGACCGTCTGAGCAAGCTCATCGTCGGGCCTGCGCCGGAGAACCTGTACTTCGCGCACAAATCGGAACGCCTTGATGCGGGGCTGATGGAGCAGCTGAAAGCGTGGGCTACACAGGTAGAGCATCCGTCGATGATAATCATCGACACGCTGGGGCGTGTGAAGAGTGGCTCCCGCAAAGGCGAAAACGCCTACGAGAGCGACACGCGCATCTTCGGCGATCTTCAGGCGTTCGCGATGGAGAACAAATTATCCGTGGTCGTGGTTCACCACCTGCGCAAAGACACTGGCAATAACGATGACTATTTTGAGAGAATAAGCGGGTCGATGGGTCTAACCGGCGTGTGCGACGCGGTGATGGCGCTGGCTGGTAAGCGCGGCGAGGAAACGAGCATCCTGAAAACCAGCAGCCGCGACTTTGAGGCGCAGGACTTTGTGGTTCGCTTCAACGGCGGGGCGTGGGAGCTTGTTTCCTGCGACAGCGCCAGCTATCAGGACGAGCAGGCGTACCGCAATTCCGCCGTCGTGCGCGGGGTGATTGCCGTCGCGGAAAGGTATGGACAGTGGCAGGGCACAGTTTCCGACCTGCAAACAACAGCCTGCGAAGTCTCCGATACACCCATTGTCATGATGCGATCCAGCGAGTTTGGCAAAGAACTGCAGCGGTTTGTGAAGCCGCTGCTCCAAAAGAACAGCGTTCGCATCAGTATGCGGCGCACCGGCAAGAACCGAAGCCGGTTGCTGACGGTTGAGAAGGCCGGGCAGAATCCCCAGCAGACGATGGATTTCATGTCCGTGTCGAACGACGACGTTCCCTTTTAAGGAGGGGTAAAGATGAAGGACCAGAACGAACAGAACTTTGAAGAGGATTTCAGTGCCATGATGCACGAGGCGTTCCAGCGCATGGACGCGATGGAGGCTGCCGAGCGGCGGCACGACGCAGGGCGGCTGTGCCACGCGGTGTTGGTGCTGATTGATCTGGCGGGGTTCCGCCTGTCGGGGCGGCTGCACTTGGTGGATAAGCAGACCGGGGAGCGCTACAAATGAGAAACGAATTGAGTGTGGAGGGCTACCTCCGACTATGCGAGGCGGTGCTGGAACAGGCGGGGCGCGATTACCGCACTTGGTATCGGATTCTTCTGGAATCGCCGGAAAACAAGACCGCGCGGCAGGAGGTGGACGCGCTGGAACGCTTCATCCGCTCCCCGCAGTTCAAGCTGTTCGGGCTGGGCGAACTTGAACCCGAACCAACGATTCGCGAACTGCGCAGACGGGCAGAAGCGACCTGCCGCCGCCCGTATGACCCGACAAAGAAGGGCAAGAAAGGAAATAACAGAATGAGCATCATCAATCGTCCCGCCGTGCAGTGCGACATCTGCGGCGCGGTGAAATTTGCCGAATGGGGCGGGAACGGCGCCGGCTGGCTCCTGCCCTCCGGGTGGCGGAACTCCCCCTACAACGAAAGCCTCTGTTCCTGCGAGAAGCACCGGGAGCTGGTGGCGCTATGGGATAAGATGCAGGAAGCGCCGCCGCAGAGGGGGTGGCACGCATGAACCGCCAGCAGCGCAGAGCCATGCGCCCCGCGCCCGCGAGTGACGTTGCTTTTGAGGATGGCTACCGGCAGGGCTTTAAGGAGGCGCAGCGCTTTACCGTAAAAATGACCTTCGCGGCGGTCTGTCTGGTTCTGAATCGCCGCTATGGTTTCGGGCAGAAGCGCTGCTACGATGTGCTGACCGACATCGACAAGGAGATGTCGCCGAACGGTCAGCTGACCATCCGGGGCGCAATCGACGAGGTGTATGAAAAGACCGGGCTGCGGCTGACGTTCGACGACCCGTTTGAGCCGGTTGAAATGGTGAACAAAAAGGAGCAGGACAAATGATGACGTTGGGCAGTTTGTTTTCCGGGTCGGGCGGCTTTGAGCTTGCCGGGGCGCTCTCCGGCATCCGCCCGGTCTGGGCGGCGGAGGTGGAGCCGTACCCCATTGCGGTGACGCGCTCCCGTTTCCCCCAGATGGCGCACCTCGGCAGCGTGACCGAGGTGCATGGCGACAAGGTGCAGCCGGTGGACGTGATTACGTTCGGCTCGCCGTGTCAGGATTTGAGCATCGCTGGCAAGCGTGCTGGTCTCCACGAAGGCCAGCGCTCGAATCTGTTTTTCGAGGCAATCCGAATTGTAAAGGAAATGAGGGCAGCGACCAATGGACGGCATCCAGCTTACATTGTTTGGGAAAACGTGCCCGGAGCCTTCTCCTCAAACCAAGGAGAAGATTTCCGATGCGTACTTGAAGAATTCGTTAAAATTTGCGGGGGGTACACAGTACCTCGACCTGACAAAGGCAAGTGGCAATCCGCCGGAGAGATTGTGGGCGATGGCTTCTCCGTCGCGTGGCGGCAGCTCGACGCGCAATATTGGGGAGTGCCCCAGCGCAGGAAGAGAATCTACCTTGTGGCAGATTTTGCAGGCGGACGCGCCGGAGAAATACTATTTGAGCGCGAGGGCCTGCGAGGGCATTCTGCGCCGGGCGGAACGCCGGGGCAAGGCGCTGCCGACGATGCTGCGCGAGGCGCTGGAGGAAGCCGTGGCGCTCGGTGCCTGAACCCGTGGGATGCGCAGAGCATCCGGCAGTACAGCCCTGATGGTATATTTCACGCGCTGGGTGCGAACAGCGGCGGCGGACAGAACCGCGTGGGCGTGTGCTTTGCCCAGAATCAGCGCGACGAGGTGCGCGATCTGGGCGAGAAAACGGGCGCGCTTGCGGCTGAACAGGGAATGCACCAACAGAATTTCGTCGCGCTGAAATGCCTGAACCCGTGGGATTGCCAGAGCAAGCGCATCTATCAGCCGGAGGGCGTCTACCCGACGCTCCCGGCGATGGATGGCGGCGGCGCGAATAATCAGGCGGTGATGTACGCGCTGGATTCCCTGTCCAGCAATAGCATGAAGTCCGCCAATCCGCACAGCGGCTTCCATGAGGAGACGGTTGCAAAAACCTTGCAGGCGGGCGGCGTTGACCCGACGTGCAATCAGGGCGGGAACGTGATTGTTGAGCCAATCCCCAGCAATGGAGCCGGTGGGCAGATCGCGGCGTGTCTTACTTCTGCCTACGGGACGAAATGGAACGGAAACGGCGGTGCCTATACGGGCGAAAACTTTGTGGTCGAGCCGGTGTACGCCTTGCAGGGTAACGGCATCGACCGCGCAGATACCGCCGGATGCAACGGCAAGGGCTGGCGCGAGGATGTGTGTTACACCCTGAACACCATCGACCGCCCGGCGATCTGCTTCAAAGCCGGACAGGGTGCGAAAGCGCGGTCAATCGGTGCATCCGAACAGGTTTCGCCCACGCTGGGCAGCGAAGCGGGCGGGAACTCCGTGCCGGGCGTTTGCTATCCGCAGGTCGCCCGGACGCTGACGGCAGAAGCGGATGCGTCCCCCTGCATCGACCGCGGGCAGAACGTCGTCTGCTACGATGCGCGCGGGAATGGCGATGGAGCGCACGTCCCCACGCTGACCGGCGACCATGAGAGCCGCGTGACGGATTACACGGCGCTCTGCGTTTCGGAGCGTCCTCCTGTCTACGGCGTAGACTGCCGGAACGCCGTACTGGACGAAGAAAAGACGCACACGCTGCAAGCTAAAGCCAGCGGCGGGCAGAGCCTGAACTGCACGCCCAGCGTGCTGACATCCGGCAAGCCGCCGCGCAGGTACATCATCCGCCGCCTGACGCCGCTGGAATGCTGCCGCTTGCAGGGCTTCCCCGATGGGTGGGGCATCCCAAACCATAAGGACAAACTGTCCGATGAGGAGCTGGCGTTTTGGCAGGGTGTGCGCGACACCTGCGCGGGCATCGCGGGGAAACCGCCCAAGAAATACAGCGCGGAGACGCTGACCAAATGGTACAACGGTCTGCACACGGATAGTGCAGAGTACAAAATGTGGGGCAATGGCATCGCACTCCCATGCGCGGCATTCGTGCTGGAGGGCATCGCCGAAGCCCTGATGGAGGAGAAACCATGAGCGTGATTTTGTTGCTGGCGCTGCTGGCCGCGATGGTCTGCTTCGCGTGCCTCTGGGTCAACAAAGATTAGGAGGCATATATGGCGGACGTGACGCGGGAACAGCTTCTTGCCGCTGTGTCGTACTGCGCCGAAGGGCACAGGTTTTCTGGGGACTGCGCACAGTGTCCCCTGATGCCGTTCAACGAGGACAGAAGGTGCCGCTGCACCTTCTGCATCGAGAATCTCCTGCACGTCGTGCGGGACTACATCGAAAAGGAGGGTAAATCGTGATTGATATTGACATGAGCAAGTACACCCTGCTGTACACAAAGGATGCCGTGAAGCTGATACAGGAGCTGATCCGCAAGCCGCCGACCCACAACGGTAGAACGCCGCTTCAGACCTCCGCGCTGGCGATGGGCTTCTGCTCCATGAAGCGCCGCGGGCGCACCGATGGGGCGAATGAGAAGTACCTCTCGATCCTCAGCTATCTTGTTCGCAACCCCACCGCCCTTATCTTCCCGGAACAGACGATCACGGATGCGCTGAACACTGCGCTGTCCTGCTTGGAAGCGGATGCGGCGGCAGAGCGCGCTACGGTGTATGATTTTGCCCGGCGCTATTGATGGAGGTTGAAGAGCATGATTCAGCAACGAAAGGTCTGCATCTGTGACATTTGCGGGCACATGGAGGTCGCGCAAGAAAAACCCGGACAATACAATGATGTGTTTTACACTGCCCCGGAGGGCTGGTCGAAGGGCAACGCGCCCTCGTCGGCGGACATTTGCCCTGCGTGCGCGAAGCTGCTTGCGGTGAAGGGGACTCCTTCCCGTATGCCAGCCGTGAGCACAGTCCTTCTCAATAATAAGAGAGGTGAATGCCATGACCCGTAAACGCTACATCAAAATTCTGCGCGCGGTATTCACATTCAGTACGCGCGAGGGCTACATCGAAATGATTACCTCTCTTGCCCAGATGACGCGCACACCCTACTCGGAGGTGTTCGCGGCGCAGGCGGAGAATCTGCGCGACCTGTACACTCTTCGCGGCGTACCGCTGCCGCGTGAGCTTCACCGCTGGAATGAGGCGCAGACATGATGTACACGATTCATGCGGGCGGCGCGGTGCTGGCCGAGCTTGATTTGGAAGCATTATACCAGCAGGGCAAGTCTCCCTTGCAGGTCGGTACGCTGCAGCCCTGCCCATCCTGCGGCGAAACGCCGACCTTCTACAAGGACAGAGGCTGCTGGTACATGGTCGGCGCGATTCATCCCTGCCCGGTGTGCGGGGGGCGCGTCTGGGCGCTGCCGGACGAAGAAGAGACAGCGGATATGAAGGCGCGGCAGAATAGCTCCACATAACAAAAGGCCGCCGCTGGCGCTCCAATCAGGAGCAACCCAGCGGCGGCAATTCAGACGAAACGGAGGAACCTATGAACACGGACTGTATGTTTTCGTCGAAGTCGGATTTGTGGGAAACCCCACAGGATTTCTTCGACGAACTCAACCGGGAATTTCACTTCAACCTCGATGTGTGCGCCCTGCCGGAGAACGCGAAATGCGCTCGCTATTTCACGCCGGAGCAGGACGGGCTCCAAAAAAATTGGGGGGGTACAACGTATGGTGCAATCCTCCCTATGGTCGGCAAATCGGCGAATGGGTCAAAAAGGCCGCCGAGAGCGGCGCGCCGGTGGTTATGCTGCTGCCTGCGCGGACGGATACGCGCTGGTTTCATGATTACATTTATGGCAAAGCGGAGATTCGCTTTATGCGCGGCCGCCTGAAATTCGGAGACAGCCGGAACAGCGCGCCGTTCCCCAGCATGATCGCGATCTTCAATCGGCAGAAATTCGCCGTTGACAAGATGGAATGACGCTCTGGAAAGGCCGTCACCCAGTTATCGCTGGATGGCGGCTTTTTCATATGCCCTTCTTTCGCACAGAAACGCCCCTGTGAGCCGTTCTGTTTTCGGTGGGCAACGGGAGCGGAAAGGGTACAGAAGAGCAGGACGGTGGCAAAGCGTAACGCGCTGACCATTTTCGTGAGGTCGCGCAAATGGTGGGGATCATGTTCGTGTCCCCACGAAATTGATAAACCATCTTGCGGACGTGCGCAAAATGGGTCGCGATGACCATTTTGTTGAGGTCAACAAAATGCAGGCATGAGAAAAGCCCCGCCGCTGGAATGCGGCGGGACGAGTTCAGAATTAAGACACTACGCGATAGAAGTACCAATCATCCTCTATGGGCTTTATTCGATACCATTCTTCGAGGGAATTAACATCCTCGGTATACACAATACCAAACGAAGTAGTTCCCATAATTGGGTCATCGTATTCTAAGAAAAGCATTTTGCGTGCTACAAACGCTTTCCCAATGCCGATTGATTCTAATTCACTTGGAATCTGAATTTTATCAACTCCAAACAAATTCCCCAAGGGGCTTCCTTGCAAATTTGTCTCATTTACGATCTTAGCAAAGGTTCCCTTGTGTTCGGCATAATCAGCGCGTGTCCGTCTTTCCGCCTTGTACGCTGTAATTGGCACAGGAAGTACATATGCAATTAAGAATAACACGCAGACGACGATCAGCCCACTTATCGCAATTCGTCTAATCCACTTCTTCATTAGTGCCTCCAATCGTTAGTCGTTTCCCCATGCTTCCTTATAGATGTCAATGCCCCACGCGATATTATTATGGTCATCTTCGCTATCGAAGAAATAGCCGGGATTCCAGCTCTTATCTCCGCCACCGGTAAACGCTGCAAATCCGCCACCCGCATAAATGATCCAATCAGCAATACCAAGTGCCTTACCTACATAGCCATAGTTAAGATTCCCGTATTCCTCGAAACTGATCATTCTTCCGCGGAAATAGAACTTGCTACATCCCAAAGCCCACCATGGCTTGCGATCCTCAGCCTTATAATCCATAGGAGCACCATGGTTTACTTGCTTGTAAAGCCATTCGTACTTCCCGACGATGCCTTCAACCACAGCGTTTTCTGCGCCACCATACGGATAATTTACCAAGTAGTCGGTCTGGCGCTTTCCGCTATCGCGAATAGCTTTCTTTGCCTTTGCGCGATTTACGACAAGTTGCACTTCTGCACCGATGGCAGGTACAACAATCTTCGCAATGATAGCGGCAACCACATAGGCAAGGCTTTTAAGCGCCTTACTCCAATGCCCGTCTTCATCGCTTGCCTTAACCGGAGCATTCGTACAATATGCGAACAAATTATGGTCAAGGTTGTCCTTCCTTGCGGCAATAAATTCATCCGCATTCACGAACCGCCCAACCACCGGGTTGTAGTAGCGGCTGCGCAGGTAGTACAGCCCAGTTTCCTCATCGTAGATGTAACCACGATAGCGGAACGGGTTGCGCTTGCCCAGCGTCGCTGCCAGCGAACCGGTGGTGGCAATCGGCTTGCCCCATGCGTCGTACTTGTATTCTACTACAAGATTGCCCGAATTGTCAAGCAGCCCAACGATGTCGCCCTGCAAGTTGTGGATGTAGGTGTAGATCATGCCGTTGTAGCTCACCTTCGCCGGGCGGCTCTGCGCGTCGTAGAAGAAGTGCATCACGTCCTGATGCGCCGCCTCGGAGGTGTCGCGGTAGTCCACCGTCATGTGCGTGAGCAGCTTGCCGTGCAGATAGTAGTTCGTGGTTTCGGGGTACCAGTCCGCCTCCACCACCTTCTGCGTGCGCAGGCCGTTGTGGTCGTACTGGAAGGTCAGCGCCTTGCCCTCCGCGCTCATGCGCTTCAGCTGGCGGCCCGCCTGCCATTCATACGACCAAGTGCCATCGTTCAGCGGATTGCCAATCGCGTCGTAGGTGATGGTCTTGCCGTTGTAGGCGGTCAACTTGTCCTTCCAGTTTGCGTCGCCGTAGGTGTACGGGATGGTTTCCAGCGCCGTGCCCAGCGTGCCGGTGGTGTACGCATAGCGCACCTTGCTCAGGATGTTGCCGCCGCGGTCGTAGTTGAACACCCACGTCTGATTCAGGTGCGGGTCGTTCACGCGGATCAGCTGACCCAGCGCGTCGTAGGCGTAGGAGGTCGTCTTGCCGTTGCGGGTTTCGGAAATGATGTTCCCGCGGCTGTCGTAAGCGTAGCTGAACGGAATGCCGGTCTGATTGATGCTTGCAACCAGCGGCGTAGTGCTGCCCGCGCCGTAGCCGCCGCCCACATAACCGTAGGAAATGGTCAGCGGTGTGGTCGTCCGGCTGGCAATGCGTCCGAGAGCGTCATACGAGTAGAGAATGTGATTGCTGCCATCGAAGGACATATCAATCACGCGGTTGTCGTTGTCGTACTCATAGGCGGTCTTGTAATTCCGGCCGCTGGCAGTTTCGCCAAAGCCCACAAGACGGTTCTGCGTGTCATAGTCCAGCTCCGTGCGGTACAGCAGATTGCCGCTGGCGTCGCGCAGCTGTGTGCCCATCGCCCGCTGTGCGAGGTCGCGCTCGGTCTGAAGCACGCGCCCAAGGTTGTTGTCGCGTACAATGCTGGCTTCGCCGTCCGCGCCGTATTCGTAGGTATAGCGGTCGGAAGTCTCGCCGTCGTGCTTCACGCCGGTCAGCCGGTCGTATGCGTCATAGGCGTACTTCACCTTCCCGCCGTTGCCGTACTGTACCTCGGAGAGCAGGCCGCTGCGGTCAGCTGTGTACACGTTCGTCGAGAGCGTCTGACTGCCCACCTTCACCGTGGTCTTGCGGCCCAGCGCGTCATAGCCGAAGGCGTACTCCACATCCGGCGTGTCGGTGGTCGTGTTGTGCTGTACCTTCTGGATGCGGTCGTTCGCGTAGGTGTAGGCGTTCTTGTACGTCTTGCCGCCCGCCGTGGTTTCCACGCCCGTCACGCGCTTGGAGGCGTCGTAGGTGTAGCTGACCCTCTGTCCGTTTGGATCGGTGACGCTGGTCAGCAGGCCGGTTTCCGCGTTCACATTGCGGGTAACCGCGTTGCCTCGCGCGTCCTTGGTGGATGCGGCGAAGCTGCCGTCTGCATTATAGGCGGTTTCCGTGCGGATGTACGCGCTGTCGCCGGACTTCTGGCGCACGCTGGTCAGGTTGTTGCCGTATGCGTCGTAGGTGAACACATCGCGCTGCCCCATCGGGGTGACGCTGGACAGCAGCAGGTGCTTCTGACGCTCGGCGGCGGTCGCACCGTAATCCATCGTGTACTTCACTGATTCACCCGCGCCCGGCTGACGATAGGATTTCAGGTTGTCCGCGTCGTCGTATTCCATCGAAGCCTTCTGCTTGGACAGGGACGACACGCTGATGAGGTTCTTCTTGTCCGCGTTGTACTCGAAGCTCTGGCCGAATTCCTCGCGGTGGAAGAACAGGTTCGTGAACATACCCGTCTGCGCGTTGGCTTCATAGCACACGCCGACAAGCACCTGATCGTAGTCACCCGGAGCGGCAACCGCCCAGCAACCGAACTGCCAGCCGACGCGCGCCGTGCTGAACTTCTTGAACTGGCAATCGAGGAAGGAACCGCCCTTCAGGAAGCGGACGACCATCTTCGGCTCGAAATTCGTTACGCCGCTGGCGACCGACTGCGTATTCGCCCAGCCGCCGACCACATACACGTCGCCTTTCTTGCCGTTCAGGGCGATGCGCTGCGTGAAGGACTGGTTGCCCTTGTTGATGCTGGCGGCAATCCGCGCCGCGCGCCCGGACAGACCCGCGGGCATCCCCGCCGTCGCCTTGTCCACCAAGCCGTTCAGCGTGTTGCTGTCCACGCCGTTTTCAACCGTCCAATACTGCGGGAATTTGCGCCCGCTGTTGTCGGTTTCATAGGTGAAGTCGCCGTTGATGAGCAGGTTCGCACGGTTCGGAATGCTGCCCTGTTCCAGCTGCGGGCAGGCGAACCACGCGCTGCCGGAGGGCGCAGTGCTGACAAGCTCCAGTGTCACGTTCGCGGTCTGCGCCAGCGTCGCCGTCACATACAGGCGATCCCAGCCGTCCGCCGCGCTGTCGGTGTTGTATGCCGCCGTGACGCCCGTCAGCTTTCGGCTCTCCCAAACGCTGCTGCCGCTGCGAACGCGCAGGAACAGACCGCCGCTGGCCAGCGCCGCCGTGTTCTTCACATAGGCGGAGAAGGTGTAATTGCCCGCCGGAACGCTGCTCACCGTATGCGTCTGCCGGGTTTCCGCCGCGCCGGTCTTGGTCAGCTTCAGCGTGGGCATATTCAGGCAGCGGGTCGCCGTGTCCTGTGCCGCCGCGTCGCCGGTGCTGCCCTTGACCGTCGTCCAGCCGCTGGCAAAGTCGAGGTTAGTCGCGAGGTTCTCAACGGCCTTCTGGAGCTTGGAAGAGGACGTCAGCTGATTCGCCACGGATTTGGAAAACGTGTTGCTCTGCGCATAGCCCAGCTCGTCGTAAACGCAGAGAAGGTTGCCCGCCGTGTTGAATGCGTAGGTCAGCACCTTGCCTGCGTCGCTGGAAGCGTTCGCCACAGCGGTAACTTTGGTCGAACCCTGATAGTAGCCGAACAGCTGCTTCGCGCCCTTGACACTGCCCGCCGCCTGTTCCAGAGAAATCACGCGGCGAATCTGCGCAGCATAGCTGTCGATGGCGGCGCTGTCATAGGAGCTGGTCGCCTCAAAGCCGATGTTCAGCTGTACGCCGTCGTAGTTCTGCGCGCCGATGAGCATATTGGAGCCGGATTCATAGGTAAACGTCGTGCCGCCGGAGGTCACGTCCGCATAGGTCACGCCAATCAGGTTCGTGCCGCTGTAAGTGAAGCTCACCGTGGGGCTGCCCGCGATCTGCATTTCTGCCAGCAGACCGGCGCTGTTATAGCTGAATTTCACCTCGTGGTTCACGCCGTCCTGCACCAGCGTCAGCTTGCCGCCGGAATAGGTCAGCGCCGCGCGGTTGCCGCAGGAATCCACGATCTGCGTCAGGTTCTGCCAAGTGGCGTTCGAGGGCAGCGGGAATTCCATCCGGGTATTGCTCTTGTCGGTGATGGTCAGCGTGCTGCCGGAGGTGGTCAGCTTCAGCTCCATGCCCTCCGCGTCCTTATAGGGCTGGGAACCGCTGATCGGGAAGTAATGCTCGGTTGCACTGCCGTCCAGCCAGACATAGTAGTTCGTGGAATCAATGGTCTGCTTGTTCACCTGCTGGTGCATACTCGTGCGCCAGCCGTTGCCGCAGGAAACGGGATTGCTCTCGGACAGGCAGCTGTTGTAGACGTGCTTGATGCTCACGGGCATACGGGAGCCGACCGTCGCGCCGTCCTCGTGCTCATAGACCAGATTGCCGTTGTACAGATCGACGTAGGCGCTGCCCGCGCGACCGGCGCTCATGGATTCGTACTGCCACCAGTCCTGACGACCCGCGTGGGACACATAGGTCACATACATGCGCGGGCTGCCGGAGACATTGTTCTTCGCGCCCGTCCATTCGACGTAGTTGTTGCTGCTGGAGACGCCCGACGGAAAGCGGATCGCCACGCCGTTGTTCTGGCTGACGCCGTTCGCGTCCTTCAGATACCAAGTGCGGTATAGCGCGGTGATGTCGAAATAGCGGAAGCCCGTCGTGCCGGTCACATAGGCAATCATGTCGTTTGAGATGTGGTCGGTGTTGGCGGGCGTCATATTGTTCCACGTCACGCCGTATTCCGTCCAAGCAGTCTTGATGGGATAGCAGCCCATGTATTCCTTGTCGTTGCCGTAGTTCTGCTCGTGCATACAGAGCTGCGCGGACAGGATCGTGTCGGAAGCGCGAATTTTCACCAGCTTCTCGAACTTCACCAGCGCAATGCTCTCGCCACCCTCGCCCAGACCGCAGCGCATAAGGTGGACGTTCCCGTAGTTGTTGCTCGGACGCTTCTTCCAGATATACGCATCGGACACCACCGCATCGGTCGTCGCCGTGCGTACCAGCGGGTCGATGGTCACGGGGAAGGTTGCTTCGGACAGGAACGTCTCGTCCAACGAATAGCGCAGAACCACGCCGTCCTCCGCCTCTTCCAGCGTCACGGCGGCAAGCGTCGCCGCGCCCTTCGCGTCATAGGTTTCGGGCGCTTCAAACACGAACAGCAGCTCGTCCGTTTCCGGGTCGAGCACATCGACGTGCATATCCTCCGCCACCTGATAGCGGAACTCCTTCGGCAGCAGCAGCGCCGCATCCTTCACGGCTTCCGCATTGTCCAGCAGAATGTCCTGCTTCATCTGCGTGCTGCCCAGCGTGTAGCGCACGGAAACGCCGGGACGCAGGTTCGCAAAGTCCAGCCGGGAAACGAGCTTTTCACTCATGTCGCCGCGCAGAGCCTTTGCCGTGGTTCGCGCCGCCGCCTGTGCGCGGGTCATGAGATTCAGCGCGGCCGAGCGCAGCTGTGCGCCGGTATGCACGATGGGCGTTGCGTCCTGCGCACCGAGCAGCTTCCAGCGGAAGGTGCGTCCGCCGCGGGAAAGCGATGCGTCGCCGTGCAGCCGGTCGAAGGTCATCACCGCGTCGTTCGCGCGGTTGCAGAACACCGGCGTACCGTTGACGGTCGTTTCATCCAGCGCGTTGTCGATCTCCTGCCACGCACCGTCCACGTCCTTGAAGTGGATCGGTTCGGTAAAGACGACCGCCTGCCTGCGTCCGCAGCCGAGGTCAAAGACCTTCGTGTGCCGGTCGCGCTGACTGACGATTTCCACGCCGTTCAGCTCGTCGATTGGGGTAGGAATACGTTTCGTTGCTGTCATAAAGCAACCTCCTTATAGTGACTTTGGGAACCGCCGAAAATCCGGCTGCATCTGGCCATTCGTGCGGGCTTGTCACTGCGCGATAGTAACATCTGTCACGACGTTATAGCCAGCGCCAAACAGAACAACAGTCGCAAGATTCATAGTCTGTAGGGTGTAGGTCTCGTCATTGTCGTTGTATACGAAGATATTGATTGTCAGCTGCGAAGCAACCGACTCCGTGTTTACGTGCCTGACCGTCAAAGGGCAGCACTGCACAATCATATTGGGAGCAGACGATGCGCTGGGATTACACAATACAAAGAAGTACTTAGCATCAGTAGTTGGGAGTCTGTCCGCGAACGTCAGAGTCGCCTGAGCGCGCACCCAGCTTTTGCTCGGAACGGAGATCGTGACATTAGAGGTAAAACCGAGGAACGGGATAGTTTTCAATACTCCTATATCGCATTTGGTCACGTCCAGTTGAGGCGTACTGCCTCCGCCCGACGCGCTGATTGTCTTCCCATCCTCCGCAATTGTGATGCCCGTCCCGGCAATCAGTTTGTCCTGCTTCGTCGCGTTCAGGTCGGCGTAGTTGCCCACCTCGGCGATGGCTGTTTCCAGACGATTCAGCGCGTCTGCAATCGGCTCTCCGGGCGTATCGCCAATCCCGGCCATAGACGTCTCCACCGTGCCGGTACAAATGGCGGCTTTCAGGATTTCGTCGCCGTCCACCATGCGCAGCTCAAAGCGCACGCTGCCCGACACAGCGACCTCCGTACTCGTCAGCTCCAGCTTAAACTCGCCGGTCGAGCCCACGCGCGTCAGCTGCGCCGCATAGGGCTGCTTGTCGCCGGGACGCTGAATTGCGCAGACGATATTCGCGTTCGGGTGGTCGGTCAGTACGCTCGTGCAGTCAAACACAATCTGTCGGGAGATGTTCTCGCCCACGCGCCCGATGCGTCCAAGCGACCGCGCGTCCTGCGAAAATGGTGCGGTAATGGTGATTTTATCGGCCATATATAACCCTCCTCATTTCAAAGGGCAGCCGCCGAAATCCGGCGGCTGCCCCGCATTGCTTGTTCAATTCTTCCGGGAGAACTCGCCGGATACCCAGCCGACCTTGCCCGCGATTTCGATGGCGTACCAGCCGTTCTCGGCGGTCGCCACCCACGGGTAGGTCTTGCCCGGCTTCACAGCGGTGATGCGCGTGTACTTCGTGCCGTTGCCGACGCGAATGTTCACCTTGCCGCCGCTGGATACGATGGTCACGGCGCCCTTCTGCACGGCGGGCGTTTCAGGCTGCGCGGGCGTTTCAGGCGTGCTCGGCTCCGTGGGCGTGACCGGCGTGTCGGTGGATGCGCTCTCGCCGCTGCCGTAATCCGGGCGGCCGTAGCCCGCGATGCGGTTGTAGTCCAGACGGTACTTCTTCCGCCACACGCCGCCGCCATTGGCGACTACGCCGGTCGTGCCGGAGGTATTGCCCTCGATGGTGTACACATAGGTGTCATCCACCTTGTAGACAAGTCCCGTGTGCTGCACCTTGGGGCCGCCGATGGCGTCCTTTGGCCAGAAGAAAATCTGGTCGCCGGGCTGCGGTGCGCTGACCAGCTGCCCCTTCGCCTTGTAGTAGCCGCGGGAGTAGCGGCAGCCCGCGCCCGCGCTCTTCAGCGGCTGGCACAGCAGCTTCAGCGCCGCGTCCTTGCCGTAGGCCTGCACAAAGCACCAGTCCACAAAAACGTCGCACCACGCCACGCCCTGCTTGTGCCCGTTGTAGAAGCCGGGAATCGCGTCGAGGTCGCGGGCGTACTTCGTGTAGTTCTTGCTGCCCACGTTCTCCGTTTTGCCATCGAGATTCTTATTGCTCGCCTTTTCCAGATAACCAACCTCCGCCTCCGCGACGGAAAGAACCCTGTTCACATCGTACATGGTATAACCTCCATCAAGGGCGCGGCTTATTCGCCGTCGCCCGAATGGTCGTCCTGCTCGCCTTCCTCGTCCACGATTTCAATCACGCCGCCCGCGTTCGCCGCGTCCGCCATGCCCTCGCCAATGATGTAAGCCACCACCGTCGCGCCCGCCATGATGAGCGCGGACACCTGCGTCGCGGTTTCCTCCGCGCCGCCCAGCGCCACAATGAGCATGGACACGAAGCTGCCAATCGCCAGCCAGAACTTGCGGCTGGTCAGTTTGCGCTGAATGTCTTCCCACTTCATGAAAAATCCCTCCTCAATTATCGGTTGACAAGATACTGGTTCAGTTTCCGGGATGCTTCCTGCATCTCGTCGGCATTGCCGTTGTGCAGCTCATGCCCCAAAAGCGCCATCAGCGCCTCACAGGTGACGCGCTGACCTTCTTTCAGGGTGACAAGCTGTTCGTCGTGCCGGGCGACCTTGTGCTTTAAGCTGTCCGCGGGCTTGCGCCAGTTTCGGATGACCTCAATGGCCTTGCCGATAGTGGTCACTGCGCCGCAGACAGCTAAGAAGACCAGAGCCGCCGTGTAAATCTGTTCCCCGGTGATTCCGCTCACCTTCGCTCCCTCCTCCCCGATAGGATATAGAAAAAGCCGCTCATCGCGGCGATCTCCCTATACGCGCACCCATGCGCCATCCTTGCGGTAGTACGGGGCGACCTGCACCCATGCGCCGCCGCTCCTGTACCAGACAGTACACTGCTTCCACTCTCCGCCGTCGCGGTACCACACCGCCGCGTCGATGTAACTCACCGTCAGCGTGCAGGAGGTGACGCGGGCGTAGTTGGTGGAGTAGCCGTCGGACTTGGACGTTTCGCCGTTGTACAGCACAAGCGCGGAATTGCCCTCGGTCAGATAGGCGCTCAATGCCTTAAAGAATGCGGCGTTGCTGGACGCGCTCAGCGTGTGGGTGGTCGTGTTGCTGTAAAACTTGCCCGTCAGCGTCCCCAGTGCCGCGCCCACCTGTGCGGAGCCGCGCAGGGACTTGTCAAAGACCTGCACGTTGGCGCGCCGAAAGGAAAGCACCTTGCTGCTCGACCCGGAACCCGCGCCGGAGCAGGTGATGGAAAGCGTGATGCTCTGGATGATTTTCCCCTTGAGCGTCGCGCCCGCGCCGGAGAAGAGCATCAGCCCGACGCGGGACTGACTGGCGCTCGTGGACATGTATGCGCCCTGACAAGCGCCGTTCGACGAGCCGACCTCCCACTCGGTCGAGCCGTACCAGACGTAGCCGATGGTGGTGTTGCTGTTCGCCGTGGCGGTGAATGTACTACTCATGCGCCCTCCTTACACGGGGACAAGGCAGATTTGCCCATCCACACCCGTGTCCGGCAGCGTCTCCGCATAGAACACGCCCAGATTCGTCAGCGCCGCCTTCGCCGTGCTCGCGCCCGTGCCGCCGTTGGCAATGGGGACAGGCGTCGCCATGCCCGCGTGGAACAGGCGGAAGCTGTAATAGCTGCCGTTTTCCACACAGCGCAGCACCACGGCCTCATCCTTGCTGGACTTGTACTGCGCCGTGCGCACTTCCAGCATCCGACGATTCGTGCCGCTGCTGTCCTCCCACGCGGAAAAGGAACCCGCGCCGATGTAGCTGCCCTCGAAAACGACGCGGTTTGTCGTGTCGTTGTAGGTGGGCAGAAGATACAGCGACGGGTAGAGCCGCCCGCTGATTTGGAGATTGCCGGTCATGGTGTCGCCGCTCTTCTTCACCGCGCCGATATTCGCGCAGGCGCTCGCGCCGCTGTTCGCGCCCGTGCCGCCCTGCGTGACCTCCAACGGCTCGGTCAGCTTCACCGGCCAGCCGAACTCGACCGCGCCGGGCGTTTCCGCCACCTTGCCAAAGGCGATGCCCGTGCCGTCCTGATAGAGGTCAATCATGACCTGCTTCGTGCCGATTTCCGCCGTCTGCTCCACATAGTAGAATGTGTCGGTGACGCGAATCTTCAGCTCATAGCTGTTCAGCACGTCGAAGGTCTGCGGGAGCAGGGCGTTCGTGACCCCGATGGAGTAACTCAGGGGAATCAGGGTCTGCGCCGTTGACCACGCCTCCGTGCCGTGAACGCGGTAGTAGACCGTACACGCCATGTCGTTCTTATTGCCCACAGGGGAGGCCGTCGCGGACGCGGTGATGCGCACCCGCGTGCCGTCCATCTGGGCGGCACTGCCGTCCTCGGTGCAGCGTTCGGCAGAGAACGCCGTCAGCTTCGGCGGGTCATAGGCCAGCACCGTGACGGTTTTGGTAACGGTCGCCGTGCGTCCGCGGGAATCGGTGACGGTGACGGTCAGGTCGTTGTCCCCGGCGGTATTCAGCGCGCCGGTGGTGAAGCTCGCGCCCGAATAGACCGTGCCGTTCAGCGTTGCGCGGTAGGCGGCGATGGTGCTCTGCTGTGCGCCCGCCGCCGTGATGGACACGGACAGCGTGCTGCGCGTGCGCACGAACGCGCCGAACTTCGCCGCCACGCCCTGCGTCGCTTCCTCGAAGGTCACGGCGGAAATCGTCGGCACAATGCTGTCCGGCACGACCAGCGTGAACGTGGTCTTCTTCGTCCCGATGAGCGTTCCGCCGATGTAGGTGTCGCAGAGCAGCGTGCCCCAGCCGGAGGCGGCAGAAGGAATCTGCGCCGCCAGAGATACCGGCGGCGTCCACTCGCAGGAATCGCCAACGTTCTCGGCAATCGTGCCGTTCTCAGTGAAGAAGCTGTAGCGCAGGGTGTGCGTCGCCGCCGTGCTCTGACGATTGGTGGTGATTTTCATCACCGCGCCCATCGTCACGGTGCTGCTGTCCAGCGTCGGCTGGCTGACCGCCTCCTGATAGGTGACGGTCATGGTGACGGCCGTCCATTGCAGATAGTTGTTCGAGTAGCCCTGCGAGGATTTCTCCGGGTCGGGGTTGTAGAGCAGCACCGTATTGTTCCCGGCGGCGAAGTAGTCGGAAAGGTTCGTCAGCAGCGTCCCCGACATCGAATAGGAGGACGTGTTGCCGTAGAAATTGCCGGTGAACGTGCCCAGCGCATCTCCGACAAAGGCGCTGCCCTTCACGCCGGACTGGGAAACCGCCTGATAATTGGACTTCCGAAGATAAACCACCTTGTCGCGCCACAGACCGTAGCCCGCGCTGGCGGCGGTGATGGTGAACTGAATCCCCAGAATGACCTTGTTGGTCATGTCCATGCCGGGGAAATGGAGCAGACCAATGCGGTTAGCTCCCTGCGTGTAGTATTCCTGCGTCGCGGTGCTGCTCCCGACCGTGCCCGTCGCCGTGTAGCTCAGGGTGCGCAGGTCTGCTGTGTATGTGGCTGTAAGCGCCATGCTCTGCCTCCTTTACCCCGTGTAGACGATGGACATGTTGCCGTTCGTCTGCGGCTCGAATGCGAATTTGCCGATTTGCAGCCGGGTCAGGATTTCCGCCTGCGTGACGTACAGCTTGTTGTTGGACAGGTAGGCGACCTCGGAATCGTTCATGTAAAACGCCAGCCGCTCGTTCATCACGCGGAACGTGAACGGGTTGCCGGTTTTGCCGATGGACAGCGTGCCGTCCGTGAACTTCATGTAGTCCTGTATGAGCTTGAGCTGTTCCTGCGTGGTGTTGTCCCCGGCCTCGGCGTTCGCAATCAGCTCCTTGATTTGCGTCGTCGTCCAAGTGAAGCTGTCCTGCGTCTGCTCGGCCAGCGAGGAAAGCTGCTCGCGCAGGGTTTCCGTGTCCTCGGCGGCGGTGTAATTCGCCTTGACCTCGGACAGCACGCCGTCCGCCTTCGTCTGGATCAGCGACCGCATCTCCGTCTGGTCATCCGCGTATTCCACGCGCTGTACAATGCCCTCGTTGCTGGACAGGTCGAGCGTCTCCCCAAAGTTCGCCGCCACATGGTCTGTGGTCAGCGTCCCGGCTTGGATGTTCGCGCCGGTGATGGTTTCGGCGGCGATTTCTGCGCCGGTAATCGTTCCCGCCAGAATCTCGTTGGCGGTGATGGTCTTCGACGCAATCTCCGCCGCCGTGATGCTGTGCGCAACGATTTTGTCCGCCGTGATGGTGCGCTCGGTCAGCACATAGCCGTCGATGGTGTCCACCTGCGTGCTGGTCAGCTCGCCCATGTTGTTGATGGCGTAGATGAGGCTCTGCTCATTGCCGCGGATAATCAGCCGATCCACAGACAGCGTGCCTGCGGTGATGCTGTTCGCGCTCAGAGAGACGATTTTCGCGTCCGTGATGGAGCCGTCGGCAATCTGCGCCGTGCCAATCGCGCCCTGCTGAATGAGCGCAGCGGTAATCGCGCCCAGCGCAATCTTCGCGGTTTCGATAGCCGCGTCCTTGATTTGCGCGCTGCCAATCGCCGCCTGCGCAATTTTCGCCGTCGTGACGGACAGGTCGTCCATCTGCGCCGTACCCACGGCGAGGTCGGCGATTTTCGCGCGGGTGATGGCCGCGTCCGCAATCTGCGCAGAGCCGACCGCCGCGTTCTGGATGTGCGCCGAGCCGATGGCGGCTTCTTTGATGTTCGCGCTGTCGATGGCGGCGTTGGCGATTTTCGCGTTGGTAATCGCCGCGTCCTCGATTTTGGCGCTGTCGATGGCAGCATCGGCAATCTTCGCCTTGGTGACGGCCGCGTCGTGGATGTTCGCGGTCTGAATCTCGCCGTCGCCGATGTGGGCGGAGCTGATAACGCCCTTGTCAATCTGCGCGGAACCGATGGCCGCATCCTTGATTTGCGCGGAGCCAATCGCAGCGTCGGCGATTTTGGCCGTCGTGATGGCCGCGTCCGCAATCTTCGCCGTGCCGATGGAAGCGTCCTCGATTTTGGCAGCGCCGATAGACGCATCCCTGATTTTGGCGCTGTCGATGGAAGCGTCGGCAATCTTCGCGTTCGTGATGGCCGCGTCGCGGATGTGCGCCGTCTCAATGGCGGCCATCTTCACCTGCAGCGACCCCACCGAACCGTTCTGAAGCTGACCCGTGCCCACGGAGTTAATCGCCAGCTTTGCGCCGGTGATGCTCCCGGAGGGAAGCTGTCTGCCGGAAATGGTGTTGCCCTCGATGGCGTCCGCCACCTTGCCCAGCGTCACCTTGGTGTAACGCTTCAGCAGACAGTCGTAGGTGTACTGCGTCATCCGCATGGACACCGATACGCCGATTTTCTGGGCAATCACGCGCACCGCGTCGCCCAGATAGATGTGCTGGAGCACGGCGTACTGCGCGAACTCCACAGTGTTCTCCGCGCTGATGAAGTCCACCGTCACGGTTACGTCCGGCAGGTCGCACCCGCCGTCGTACTGCTCCTGCACTGCCTTTCGCATCAGCTCATAGCACTGCGCGATGGTCTTTTTGTCGTCCTCGTCGTCGCTTTCCTTTGCCTCGGACACGTCGAGGTGAATCCACTTCGGGTGGATGTACTTGTCGATGTTCGGGCTGTCGATGTACAGCTCCGGCAGATAGATGGTCTCGCCGTCCTTGTTCTCGCCGGTGGGCATGATGCGCGTGACCACGCTCGTCTCGTCCACATCGTAGGACACGCCCAAAAGGTTCTTCCCCTCGCGAATTTGTACGTCCGTGTCCCGCCCGACGCGCTTCACCAGAAACACGTCCCACCAGTCCCGCGCCAGCTCCGCCTTGTACTTGTCTACAAAACCGTCGCTGTCCAGAAGCGCGTCCACCGGGTTGACGTGTTCAAAGACCACCTCTTCGGCGGTCGTGTCGATGTCCGAATAACAGGTGAAGCTGTGCTCGGACAGGCAGGCTTCGGACAGCTTCGCCAGCACCGCCGCGCCCTGCGTGTTCTTCTCCGGCTCGTACTTCTTGATGAGATTGTCCATCAGGTCGTAGAAGATGTGCCGGGCATAGACCGTCACCTTCGTCAGGTCGGGAACCGTCCGATAGATGCGGAACGGCTGGTCGCGCAGCTGGCGCGCCTCGATGACCTCGCCGGTGGCGATGCCGGGCACGGGTTCCGTGCGCACATACTTCAAATACTGCGCGTGCATGTAGCCGTGCTTCCCGTCCGGGCAGGAGGTTTCGTACCACTCGTCGTTCGTCTTGTTCAGCACGATAACCTCGGTGCCGGGCTTGTAGCTGCCGATGCGCCGGTGCTTCGTGCTGGGGTCGCTGCGCAGATACAGCCAGCCGCCGCTGGTCACGACCTTGTAGATGAGCGTGCCCTTGCTCACGTCCACGAGGTTCACCCGCGGGGTGCTGGCGGCGGGAACGGGGACGCGCAGAATGCGCCCCTCGACCAGCCGCTGCCACTTGCCCGCGTCGTCAATGGGGTGTTCAAGGGTCAGCTCCCATTCGCCATTCAGGGTTTCCGTCACCGAACAGGAGGTCGGGACGACCACGCCCAGACCGTTGTTCGTAAAATCCGTGCAGTCGGCGTTGTAGATGCAGATCATGGGCGCTCACCTCCTCACAGGGTTCTCCAGTTGGGCTGTACCACCACCTGCGACACGCTACCGCTCCAGCTGATGGCCGTGGTGCCCACGTCAAGGGTCGGGAACTCGCCGCTCATGTGGCTGTTCATGCTCGCCCCGCCGCTGTACGCCTCCATTGCCGGAGTGTCCAGCGTGATGCTGTCGGTGACGCCCGTCAGCTCGACGATTTTTGTGCCCACCATGAGCGTGATGTCGCCGGAGCCGTACACGGTGATGACCGGCTCGGCGAACACGCAGCCGGGGTTGTAGAGCATCTGCGTCGAGGTTGTCAGCGTCTCCGCGCCCACATCCGAGAAGTAGAAAAACGGCTGGCAGCGGAAATTGACCGCAAAGCTGCGGTTCGGTTTCCCGCGCAGAATGCGGTCAAAGGCAATCTGGTTGATGACCCGCGCATAATAAAAGCCACCCTGCCGGTTGGCAAAGGTGACTGTGCCGCCGCCGCGCAGCCACGCGGCGATTTCGTCCAGTCGGCTCACGTCGGAGATGAAGCACGTCGCCGTGAGCGTCAGGTCGCTGTACACGGCGTCGCCCTCCAGCGTGGTCAGGCTGCCGTTGCGGCCGGGAACGTCGGTAAAGGTCACACGCTCGGAAGGGAGCGTGATGGAGGGATGCTCGGAGACGTGAATGCCGTATTCCGTGCATTTCACGCCGTTCCATTCAAACCAGTCCGTCATCATGCCATCCTCAGCCCCCTTCCGCGCTGGTTGCGTCTGGTCAGCGTGGCAATTTCCACGGCCAGATCGCGCACGTCCTGCTCGCTGCGCACTTGGAAAGTCGCGCCCGCGAAGGAAAAGGACGTGCTGTTGTCGGTGTTGTAGGTCTTGCGGTTGTCATTGGTCGCGGCGACTGCGCTGCTTCCGGCCTCAGCCGTGAGATACCGGGAGGCATTGCGGATAATCTGCGCCTGCTCCTTCGTTTCCTCCAAAACGCCCTGCCCGAAGCCCTTCATGGTCATCGCGCCCACTTCGTCCCGGAACACGCGGGAGGGAGAATGGATTTGCAGGGCGCTCTTTGCGGCTGTGACGGCATTCTGGGCGGCGGTACGCATGGCGGCAATCACGGCGGACTGCCCCGCGCGCACGCCCGCAGCCATGCCGAACATGGCGTTCAGCCCGACGGAGCGCAGAGAACTCGTCATGAATGCCGCAGAAATCGCCGATTCAAGGTTCGCCACCGTCGCGGCAGCGTCGCCGGAGAAGTCGTACTGCGCCATGCCCACGCCGATACCGGCAGAAATGAACCCGCCGGTGGGATGCATACGCTTCGACGGGGATTCGATGTCGGCGGCTTCATTCAGCGCGTTCAGGTCGTTCACGAACGTGATTTCCGCGTCGTCGCCGAAATCGTAGAGCTTCTGTCCTTCACCGATGCCCGCGGCAACCTGTTCTCCGACCGCTGCGCCGGTTTCCTTCGCCGTAGACGCATCGTACAGCTCGGTCATTGTGCCTTCCCAGCCGCCCGCCGTAAGAGCTTCTCGCAAGCCCGCGAGGATGCCATCGCCGCCATAACCGGCCTCGGAAAGCGCATTGTAAAAATCCAAGATTGTCTGGAACGTGTTCTGCATTTCGGGCGAAATGCTCCCCGCTTCGCCAGCCTGCACCAGCGCGGCGTACTCGCTGACAAAGCGTTCCAGCTCTGCAAGCGAATCGCCGGTGAACATGCCATTCAACTGATTCCCGAAAGACCATTCTCTGAATCCGCGCATTGCGCCCCAGAGTTCCATCCAACCGCCGGACTGGGCCTTCAGGTTATTTGCGGCAATCGTCATGGCTTTCATGTTCTCGATTGTCGAACTTCCGAGAAGCCCGTTCAGGAAGCCCCAGTCATAGCGGGAAGAACTGAAAATTGTACCCGCCGTGACGAGCTTTTCATCCATATCCGCCATAGCGCTTTCGACTGCTTCCGGGGTGCCCGTGACCTCCGGCGTGACAAGAACGTGCATTGTACCGTCTTCGGCCAGCAGAACCAGTTTGTCCGGTGTGAGCAGCTCAGTGGGGACGGCGGACGCGGGAATCTCAAGCCCCGTCTCGTTGTAGAACTTGACAGCTCCTTTACTGAGTGCCGTCGTCCATTCCTCGGCGGACACTTCGCCCAGCCGCACGCGCCCGGAGATGGGTACGTCCTTGTGGGTTCGCGTGAACGCCATGTAAGACTGCAAGTCATAACCCGTGATAGCGATTCTGCCGTTCACAGTTGGTGCAGTGAACGCCGGGTCAACCGTATAGCCGGTGATGTTCACGTTCATGTGTTCCAGCAGCCACTTGTAGCGCAGGTCATCCGTGCTCGCGTTCTCGTCGGAATAGGCGAGCACCATCGCTTTCAAAACCTCCGGGTTGAGGTTTTTCAGCAGGTCAACGCCTTCCTTCTCCGCGTATTCCTTGACCTTCGCAACGATTTCGTCCGGCGTGAGCTGGGTAATGTCTGCGCCGCCCGCAATCTCGGTGTAAGCCGTGACGAATGCGTCCGCAGCCTCCGGCTTCAGCGAGGACATGTCCGCCTTCGTTCCGTCCGAGCGCGTGTCGTTGTAGGCCTTGACATACGCCGCAATGCCCTCGCCGGTGAGCTTCAGCTTTCCCGTCTTGGCGTCCTTATCCGTGTAGCTGGCAATCTTCGCGTTGATTTCGGCCTGCTTCTCCTTCGCCTCGGCGCTCAATTCCCACATGCTGACGTAGGCGTCCGTGGTGATGGCTGCACCGGGGTCGGCGGCGAATGCCGACCACGCGGCCTTCGCGCCGTCCAGATTCAGGTCGGTGGCAATTTGGAGGACTTCCTCGGACACCGCGCCGTTGAACATCTCGTTCAGCGGGGCAATCTCCGTCACATCCTTAAACTGGTTGAGGTACTGCCCAATGGCGGCGTACCTTTCCAGCATCGCGTCCACGTTGGTGAAGTCCACGTCCGGGAAAAGCGTCTGGATTTCCTCGGCGGACAGGCCCGAACTGGCCAACGACGAAATCTGCGTAAGCATCGTCAGATACTCGGTGAGCGCGCCCTCGTCCATACCCTGCGTCAGGGCGTTCAGCTCGGTCAGGATGCCGCTGGTGTCCTGCCCCGCCGCCGTCGCGTCGCTCAACTCTTTCAGCTTCGCATACAGCGTGTCCAGCTGGCCTTCGGTCTTCTTCGTGTCATCCGAGTTCAGCAGCGTCGTGACGTAGCCCTGCGAGGCACTGGCGAACTCCCGCGCCGCCGCCGCGCGCTGGGTCGTGTACTTTTCATTCAGTGCGGCGAGCTGGGTGTTCCGCTCCGTAGCGTCGTTAATCTGGATGATTTTCTCGTATTCCGCGTCATACTGGTCGTTCATCTGCTGCAGCACCGCCGCATAGCCCTGCGATGCGGCGAGGGTAGCCTCCTGATAGAGTGAGGAATCCACCTCCTGACCCATCGCGGCCGCGCGCGCTTCTGCCGCGCGAACCTTCTTAGCGATGGTGTCGTAGGCTTCCGTGCCGCCCTCCGGCTCTTCCGCAAAGCCCCATTTCAGCAGAATCTCCTGCTTCTGATCCATCAGACCCTGCCAGAATGCCTTGTTCTTATCCGTCAGGGTCTTCCCTTGGAAGTAATTCAGGTTCACCCGGATGCGCCTGTCCAGCGCGTCCAGCTCGGCAATGGCGGCGTTGATTTCCTGCGCCTTGGCCGTGTCGCCGGTGGCCTGCGCCTGATCCCGCAGCTCCACCATGTGCGCGCGGGTGTCCTTGCTCAGCGCGTCCGAGGAATCCTGCCATTCCTTCACAATGGCGTCCGTCTCGTACTTGCCGTCCGACCAGACCTCCACCATGCCGTCCATCCAGTCCTGCACAGCGCCGGTGGTTTTGGATGCAGTCTTCTGGAAGTCCTCGGCGCTCAGCCCGAAGAAGCCCAGCCCTTCACCGCTGGAATAGAACGTGTTCGCTGCGGTGTTCTTCCAGTTCTGGGCGGTCTTGTTCATGCCCTCCAGCGCGTCGCGGGCGGCCTTTGCGCCGCTGGCGTAGTCGTACAGCTTGTAAGCGCCGTAGACCACCGCCGCCGTCAGCGCAACCATCGCCAGCTTCGACGACCCGATGACCTTCATCAGACCGCTCACGCCGCCGCCCGCGCCTTTGACCGCCGCGCTGAACTTGCCGATGGCGGTCATACCCTTGCCCAGCGCCCCGGCGACATTGCCGACCGCGCCGACAAGCCTGCCCATGATGAGCAGCGCAGGCCCCATTGCGGCAGCAACCGCGCCCCACTTGATGATGCTCAGGCGCTGCTGTTCGTCCAGCCCCATAAACTTGTCCAGCAGACCGCTGGCGGTGCTCATGAGGTTCTGCACGACAGGGGTCAGGTCACTGGCAATCTGCTGCCCGGCGAGGGAAGCCTTGTTTTTCAGGTTCGTCAGCTGTGCAGCAGTGGTTCCGTAAATCTTGCCCGCCATTTCGGTCAGGGCGGTGTTCTCCTGCCAGCCGCGCGTCGCGTCCGCCACCGCGTCCTCCATCAGGCGCGTGTTGCTGACCGTGCGCAACATGGTGTCGCGCAGGCGGACTTCCTTGAAGCCCAAGTCCTGCAACGTGGCGATGGCGGAAATACCCTCGTCATCCATCTGGGCAATGCCCTTCGTGAACGCAATGAACGCCGACGTGGGGTCTGCCTTCCACAGGTTCTTGAACTCTTCGGCGGTCATGCCGGAAACCGTCGCGAAGTCAGTCAGTGACTGGCCTCCCGTTTCCGCTGCAAGCTCCATCTTGATGAGCGCCTTGGAGAACGCGCTGCCGCCCATCTGGGCTTCAATGCCCACAGAGGACAGCGCCGTCGCCACGCCGATGACCTGCGCTTCCGTCATGCCGACCTGTTTACCAGCACCGGCAATGCGCATCGCCATCTCCATGATGGGTGCTTCGGTGGTGGCGTAGCGGTTGCCCACATAAGCGAGGGACGCACCCAGACGGTCGATGTCCGTCTGGCTGGTACCCATGATGTTAATAAACTTCGCAATCTCCGTCGCCGCCGTGTTCGCATCAAGGTCGGTGGTGGAATTGCCGAGGTCAATCATGGTCTTTGTGAAGGATTCGATGTTCTCCGTCGCAATGCCCAGCTGACCGGCGGTGGACATGACCGCGTTGATTTCGTCCGTGCCAGCGGCAAGCTGCGTGGACATCTTCTTCGAGGCGGCTTCCAGCCGTGCGTAGTCCTCTTCTGTGCCGCGCACCGTCTTCCGCACGGTGGCGAAGGTCTTCTCAAACTGGATTCCCGCGTTCACGGCGGCGGTGGCAATGCCTGCAAGCGGGGTCGTAATCCACCGCATCATCGTGCGGCCCGTGGAGACCATCGTCGAGGACACGGCGCGCGCCTTCGCAGAGAAGTTCGTCAGCGCCGCGCCCGCGCGCGTCCACGCGGAGCTTTGGAGGTTCAGTTCGCGGGTGGTGTCCCGCAGCTGCGCCTCGGTGTTGTTCAGCGTGGTGTTCAGTTCGGTCAGTTTGTCCTTCGCCTGCTGGATTTTCTGCGGGTCGCCGGACGCCTGCGCCGCTTTGAGCTGTTCCTCCGCAGACTTCACCGCGTCCCGGAGCTGAAGAACCTGCTGCCGGAGAAGCGTCTGCTTTTCCTTCAACAGCTGGAGCTTCGCCGCAGTGCCCGCCGCCTTCGTGCCGAAGTTGGCGACGCCCGCCCCGGCAAGGCGGAATTTGCTCTCCGCCAGCTGAATCTGCTTGCCCAGCGACGCTACCGCCGTTTCATTGGTCTTGATAGCCGCGCCCGCAGTGTAGTAGCCGCTGGACGCGAGCGTCAGCGCCTGATTCGTTTCCCGGATCGCCTGCTGCGTGGTCACATAGGCGGCGCGCGCGTTGTTCAGGGAGGCGGTGTTTTCCTCGACCGCCTGCCGCGCCTGACGGATTTTGGACGGGTCGTTTTCCTTCTGCGCCGCTTTGAGCTGCGTCTTGGCGGCGGCGAGGGATTCCTCGTACCTGCGGACGGTGGCCTGCTGAAGGGTCAGCTCACTGTTGAGCATTTTCAGCTTCGCCGTCAGCGCGGTCGTACTCTCGGACGTGTTTTTGATGCCCGCGGTCGCCAGCGTGAACTCGCTCTGCACCGTGCGCATCCGCAGGCCCAGCATGGCAATGGTGCTCTGGTTGCGCTCCATCACCTGCGCGGATTGCGTCCACCCCGAACGCATAGAGGCGATGGAGCCGTTGCAGGCGTTGAGAGCCGCCTGCGTGTTCCGAACAGCAGCCTGCGCGTTATTCAGCTTGGCAGAGGTGGACGAAACGGCGTCCGCTGCGTTCTGCGTCGCCTTTTTCGTCGCTGTGACCTGTCCCTCCAGCTTTTTCAGCGCGGCGGCAGACTGTCCCGCGCCCTTCGCGGAAGCGAGCTTCGCCTCAAAGGTCGCCTGATTCGTCTGGCATTCCGCCAGCTTCTTCTTCGCCGCTTCCAGCGCCTTCTGGTACTGCTCCACGGCGACCTTCTGAAGATTCAGCTGGCGCGTCAGCGTGGTCTGCTTTGCAGTCAGCCCATCAGTCGTCTGCTCGAAATTCGTAACCCCGGAGGCGGCCAGCTTGAAAGCGCTCTCCGCTTCTTTAATCTGTGTGTTGACGGATTTGATGTTCCGCGTGAAGTTGTCCGTTTGCAGGGACAGCGAAACCACAAGGTCTCGGAGCGTTTCAGCCATGCCTTACCACCTCCCGTATTGTCAGCCGCCCGGCTTCAGATTCGGCCACACCTCGTCAATGTAGCGCGGCTTCGGTTCCTTTTTCTTCTGCTCATAGCGGGCGTTCCACGCGCGGATTTTGAGGAAGCCCAGCATATCCATGCGGTCAATCTCGTCCATGCGCCAGCCGCCCTCCAAAAGGTTGTTGTAGGTTTTGTAGATGTACTCCGGCAGCGTCAGTTTTTCGTCGTCTCCGTCTCCGCCGCTGTCGGCTTCGTAGGGAACTCGGACAGCACCTGCGTCATGTTCGTCTGCACCGCCATCAGGGACAGCGCAATGTCGTTCATCAGGCGGTCTGCCGGATAATGGTCGTACAGGTCATCCACCGTGAACTGGTTGCCGAACAGCAGGCAGAACCACTTCGCCATCACGTCCAGTGCGTCCGCCACGGACACCTGTTCCTCCGGCGGCACGTCCTCGCCGTTCTCCACCTTCAGCGCAATGCTGCTCACGCGCCCGTACATCTTCGTCGCGGGCTCGATTTCACGGAGCACGCGCCCGGTCACAAAGTCCACGGAATACTTCTTTTCGCCCAGCGTGCAGGTAATCATGGTATCAATCCTTTCCTATTAAATGGCAGTTTGGAAGCAAGGCACGTTCTGCCTTTCCTCGAAACCGCCGGGTACATCCAGCGGCTTCGAGGAAAGGGCCGGGATTTCTCCCGGCCGCGCGCGGATCAGCCGCCGCCGCCAGCAGCCAGCGTGGGCGTGTAGACGCTCTCAAGGAACGTCGCCGCCTTTTCGGTGGTGAAGCCGTTCTGACCTTCGTCCGCCACATACTGGTACTGGCCGTCGTTGGTGCGCTTGATGGCTGTCCATTCCACCTCCGGCGTCTGCCGGTTGATGGTGCTGCCTTCCTTGGTGGCGTAGTTCTCGGTCAGCGGCTTTGCGCGAACCTTGAGCAGCCACACATAGCGGTAGGTATGGTCGGCCTTCTCGGACTTGAAGCCCACGGCGAAATAGCCGGGCTTGTCGTTGGCGGAGCGAACCAGAACGCCGTTGGTATCCAGCTTGTTGCCGAAAATCATTTCCTGCACAGCCAGCGGGATGTCCGCCATCTTGGTCTTGAACGTCAGCTCCGGGTCGGGGTTGACCGTATCAAATTCCACGTCATCCGCGTACTGGATGTCCGGGTCGGCGTTTTCCGGCGTGATGGACGCTTCAATCGCGCCCGCGACCGCCTGAAGGTCGCCGTAGGCCACGCCGGTGTCATCGTCCTGCGTCAGCGGCGCGATGACCACGTTCTTCATGCCGATGGTAGAAGCCACCTTCGGGGAAGCGGTGGGAGTTGCCATGATTCATGCCTCCTTACAGTTTGTCGATAGCGTCCCGCAGCCCGGAGCGGATAATCTCGTAGGATTCGTCCGACTTCGTGTCGTAGGCGGGACGGATGTACGGGTGCGCCGGGGCGGGTGCCGGGCCGCCGTGACCATACTCCACATACGCGGGGTAGTAGTCCTCATGGCTCCAGTCCTTCCGATGCACGCCGATGGTGATGTACTTGCCGCGCTTGCGGCTGGATTTCACATTGCCGATTTTCAGCGCCCGGCGCAGGTCGCCCGACCGGGCGTGAATCTCCGTTCCGGCGTTCACGACCATCTGGTCGTGAATGGGCTTCGCCGCGTCTTCGAGGATGTGCGCCGCCGTGCCCGCGCCCGCGCCGTCCGCGTCGATTTTCTCCGCCATCGCGTGAATGTCGGCAATCAGGTCTTGGAACCCGTCGATGTTCATGGGCATGGCTGCACCTCGTCGTAGCAGACCCACGTCCAGAACACCGTGTAGGTGCGGGTCGCGGTGTCGTAGGCGGGCTGGTTGTACCCGCGGTCGGTCTCCTCCACGAGGTAGAAGTCCGCGTCGCACATCGCCTGACGGATGGTATCCGCCATGTCCGTCGGGTCGGTGTTGCTCCACAGGTTCATGTACACATACGTCCTGCGGCAGGTCGCCGCGTCGTCCTCGTGGGCGTACTCCGACATGGTGGTGGAGTAGATGACGTACTGCTCCGGCGAGGACTGGGTGATGCTGTCCGACCGCCACACGCCCGCCATGACGGGAATGCCGATGCCCGAAAGGGCCTGCTGTACGCGCTTCACCCGGACACCCCCTCGCACAGGGAAGCCTTCAGGCCGAGCCATGTGTGCTCGAACTGATACTCGCCCAGCGTGGAGATGATCCACTTCTTGCCGCGGAACTTCACCCACATGCCCGGCGCGATGCCCTCCCGATAGCGGATGGTGAAGTTCACCACCATCTCGGTGTTCATGACGTCGGCGGCGCGATAGTGCTGGTTTCCCGCGTCCGTCGCGGACGCCCAGACCCGGCAGAGCACCATGTCGTCCTCCACCGGGTAGCCGTTCTCGTTGACGCGGTTCTCCGTGTAGCCAATCTCGATGAGGTGTTTCAGGTCTCCCGGATGCGGGTCGCCTTCAAAGGTTTTATAGCCTCGCACAAGCCCACCTCCTTAGAACATCTTCGACACGTCCCGATGGGGATACAGCAGATTTTCAAACGCCATCCGATTGGCAATCCAGACCTGCTTGTCGGTCACGTCGCGGTTCTGGAAGTAGTAGGACACCAGCAGGACAATCGCCTGACGCACCGGCTCCGGCGCGTTGTCCTCGCCAAACTCCGTCCGGCAGAAGTCCTCCGCGGCGGCCTGCGCCTTCTCAATCAGCGATTCGATGAGCGCGTCCTCTTCGTCGTACTGGACTTTGAGCCACGACTTCATCTCTTCGAGGGTGACGATTGCGGCCATGATGCGTCACCGCCTCAGGTTCCCGCCGTCGTGACCGTGACGGGGACAGTCGTGCCGTCCGCAAGGGTCAGCGTGCCGCCGGTGATTTTGCCGGACGCATCCGCGGTCAGCGACGCCGCCGTGACCTTGGTGGACGCACCTGCGCCGGAGCCGTCCAGCCCTTCCACCGTCGCGTCCTCTTCCACCTTCAGCGCGCCGCCAATGACCAGCGTGTCGCCGCCGTCGGTGAAGTAGTTCTTGCAGTTATGGTCATTCATCGCGTTTCACCTCCATAAAGCGGGGAGACGGCCCGTTTTGAGCCGTCTCCCGTGGGTTATCAGGAGTTCTTCATCGCCAGAACCTTCACGGCCTCCGGCAGAATCAGCTTGCCGTCCACGCGCTCGGACGCGAGGAAGCCCACCTGACCCGTCGCCGCGTACAGCTCGTTCAGGCGCTTGAAGGAGCGGCCCTGACGGTCGGCAATCCAGTAGTAGGACAGGTCGCCGAACAGCATCGCCTTCTTGCCCTTCGCCATCTGCGGCATATACACGGAGGTGTACACCGGGCGGTTCAGGATGGTGTCCGGCGTGCCCGCCTTCACGGAGGGCTGCCAGATGTAGTCGCCGTTGCCGTTCTTCAGCTGGCGCAGCGCCTTCATGGTCGCGTCGTTGGTCACAAACACCGCGTTCTTGCGGTAGGGCGCGCGCAGGCTGTAGAACAGGTCAATCACCTCGTCGAAGGTGATGGCGTCCTGCGCCGCGGCGGTCACGCCCGTCTGCGCACCGCCGGTGGTGTTCAGCAGGCCGGTGGGCTTGCCCGTGCCATTGCCGGTGAGGAACGCCTCTTCCTCGGCCGCACCGATGCGGCGGGCGAACTCGCGGGCGATGTAGCTCGGCAGGTCGAACACGCTGTCGCGCAGCAGCTCTTCGGACACCTTAATCATCGTGCCCAGCTTGAACGCGCCGATGGAAACCTGACCGAACGCCTCGTCGCTCTCGGTGTAGGCTGCTTCCTCGTCCATCCAGCTCGCGGTGCCGTGAGAGGCGACCACGGGAATCTTGCGCTCGCCGGATTCGGTCTGAATGACGTTCGCCAGCGGGCGAATGACGTTCTGCTCCTGCAGCGCGGCAATCAGGGTCTTCTGGTACTCGTCGGGAGCCAGATAGCCGCCCTCACTGTCCTGACCGACCTGCAGCGCGTCGTGCACCTCGTACTTGATGCTCTTGTTGCGCAGGTTCGTCCAGAACGCGCTGCGGTAGGCGTCGGTCGCGCGCGGAGGCTTCTGCTCCTCGTCGCTCTGACCGGGCTTCGCGCCGTGCAGCGCGTCGCGGGTGGGCTGATTCAGCGCCTCATCCAGCTGCTGCTGGCGTTCCAGACGGGCGATTTCGTCGCCCAGATTCACCACTTCCGCCTCCATGCGGTCGTAGGCGGCGGCGTCCTCGGTAGCCAGCGTGCCGTCCGCGCCGGTCTTGGCGTTCAGAAACGCCTTGGCAGCGTCCCACTTCTGCGCGCGCTTTTCGCGCAGGGCAATGATCTGCGTCATGCTCATGTGATTTTCCTCCTCTTATTACTTCAAAAGCGCCAGCCGCCTCACGCGGTCTGACGCTTTCACACGATTGTCGGGGTTTTTCGGGGTTTCGGGCTGACTTTCCGGGGATTCCGGCGACTTTTCCGGCGCTTTCGCCGCGTCCTTCCGCTTGGGATAGCGCGTCCGGGAGCGCCATGCGTCGTACTTCGCCTTTGCGTCATCCAGCGACACCCGCCGCTCAAATACGGCGTTTTCGATGCCGGTAGGCGGCTTTTCGGCGATTTCGTCCACAAAGCCGTTCTCCAGCGCGGTGTCCGCCGACATCCAGCAGGTGTCCGTCATCATCTGCGAAAGCTCGGCGCGCTCCTTGGAGCAGCGCTGCCCGTACAGATTCAGAATGGATTCCTTCGTCGCCCGCAGGCTGTTGAGCGTCTCCTCAAAATCCGCGATGTTCCCCCAACAGGCGGTGCTGGGGTCGTGGATCATGAAGATGCTGCCCGGCGTCATGCTCAGGTGGTCGGCAGCCATCGCCACGACCGTCGCGGCGGAAGCCGCCGTGCCGGAAATCAGGATGTTCACCTTGCCGGGGTAGGCTTTGATAGCGTCGTACATGCGCGTCGCCGCGTTGCACACGCCGCCGTAGCTGTTCAGCACGATGGTCACGTCCTCATTCGGGTCTGTGCCCTCGGCGTACAGCGCGTCGTGGAGCGTATCCGGCGAGATGTCGTCGTCGTACCACGCCTCTTCCTCAATAAAGCCGTTCAGCTGGACTTCTCTCAAGGGCTGTCCCTCCGTTTCGTTCGATTTTTGGCCGGTTTCTCCGGCGCTGCGGGTGCCGCGTCCTGCTTTGCCGCGTCGGATGCGCCCGAATTGGGTGCGCCCGCGTTCGCAGCCTGTTTGATGGCAATCATATTGCCGTTAATCAGGTACTCGTCGCCGCCCTCTTCCGCCGGAATGGGGTTCAGGTTTTCCAGCGCACGGATGTCGTTGGCCGACATCCAGCCGTTCTGACGGGCGACCGCGTAGCCGTCCATGCGGCTCTTGTAGTCGCCGCGCATCAGGCCCTCCATGTTGAACTGCACATAAAAACGACCCTTCTCTTTTTCGGAGAAAAGGCCGCGATTGAGCGCCTGTTCGATGCGTACCAGCCACGGGCGGATGGTATGCACCGCGAAAGAAATAGACTGATGCTCGATGTTCGAGAACGTCGCGTGTTCCAAGTCGCCCACCATGTGGGGTGGGACGCGGAAAATCCGGCAGATTTCGTTGAGCTGGAACTTTCGCGTTTCGAGGTACTGCGCGTCGCTGTTCGGCACGGAAATGGCCTGATAGTCCATTCCCTCTTCCAGCACGGCGACCTTGCCCGCGTTGGCGGAGCCGCCATAGGCGGCGTACCAGCTCTCGCGCAGCTTCGCCGGTTCCTTGACGTGATTCGGGTGCTTCAGCACGCCGGAGGGCGTCGCGCCGTTGGAGAAGAACTTCGAGCCGTATTCCTCCGTCGCCAGCCCCAGACCGACGGCATTTTTCTCAAACGCGATGGGGCTGTAGCCCACCACGCCGTCAAAGCCCAGACCGGGAATGTGCAGCACGTCGTAGACGGGCGTGAGCGAGTAGGTCTGCCCGCCCGTCGCGGTGTACTCATAGGTCAGGTTCCCAGCGCTGTCGCGGTCTACGTCCATCTTGTCCGGCAGCAGCGGGTACAGGGCGAGAATGCCGTTTCGACCGCTGCGGATGACCTGCGTGTAGCTGTTTCCCCACAGAAGCAGGTGCGTAAGCATCGTTTCCCGCCACACGAAAGAGGTCATCTCGCCGTTAGGCTCGTCGTGGAGCAGCCGGTACAGCGGATGTTCGGTCGCCTTGCGGCTGCCGTCCTGCGTGATTTCGTACACGTTCAGCGGCAGACTTGCGATGGTCTCCGCGATGACGCGGACGCAGGCGTACACGGCGCTCAGGCGCATCGCCGACGTGGGCGTAACGCTCTTTCCCGCGCCGCTTGTGCCGAAAAAGATGCTCGGCGCGTCGCTCACCGCGTCCCGCGGCTTGTCCCGCGCCCGGAACAGCTTTGCAAAGGGGTTCATCATCGTGTCACCTCCGGCAAAAGGCATGAAAAAAGCACCTCATTGCTGAGATGCTCGTCGAAAGTTCCGTTACTGGTTATTCCGCCCGCTTCTGCGCCCGGCGCTGGTGCAGGAAGCGCCAGATTTCCACGGTTTTCTGGTCTTCATTCACCACATAGTAGAGATTGTAGTTTTTGATGGGCACAAAGCGCACCTCGCGCTTCATGGCGTACAGCAGCGGATACAGCGCGTGGCGATAGGGCATTTCCGAAAGCGAACGCGCGGCTTCGTCCACCGCGTCGAGCAGGGCGTCTGCCGCGTCCGGCGCGCACAGCTCCTCGGCGATGTACGTCGCCGCCTCTTCCAACTGATGGCGGGCCGTGGGCAGATAGACAATCCTATACATTGCGTGCCGCCCTCACTCTGGCGCGCAGGCCGCGCATCACGTCCTCGTGGTCATACCGCTCGCCGGTCGTTTCCGATTCCAGCTCGGCGGCGCGAAGCTCCCGCATGACGCTCATTTCGTACTGGATTTTCTGGTATTCGTCATACGAAAGCACCACCATGTCCCCATAGCCGTTCTTGGTCAGGATGACGGGTTCTCTGGTCTCATGCACGGTGTGGGAAATATCCGCGAAGCTGTTTCTCAGGTCAGATACAGGTCGAATCTGCGACATGAGATTCCCTCCTCTCATAATTCTCACCCTTATTTTAGCGCAATTACGCTAAAATAGCAAGACCGATTTTTTCAAAGACCGCTGCCGGTCTTTTCGTCGTGGCAATCCTTACAGAGCGCCTGCCAGTTCCGCTCATCCCAAAACAAATTCTGGTCGCCGCGGTGCGGAATGATGTGGTCAACCACCGTCGCGGCGGTGTAGCGTCCGTTTCGCAGACACTCCGCGCACAGCGGATGCGCCTGCAAGAACGCCCTGCGCGCTTTCCGCCAGCGGGAATCGTACCCGCGAGAAGCCGCGCTGCCGCGCCACTTCTCCCGGAGGTTGACGCTGCTGTCCTTCATGTGCTCCGGGCAGTACACCGCGCCCGGCTCGCAGAAATTCGGGCAGCCGGGATACCGGCAGGGGCGCGCGGGCTTCCTCGGCATGGTCAATCCTCCTGTCAGAGCGTGATAATTCCACGGTCATCGTACACAGAGCCGCCGCCCTGCTTGGTTGCGCGGTCAAGCGCCATGACCAGCGCCACCGCGCCGTCCACCTTCTCGGTGGAGCGCTGCTTGTCGATTTTGATGTTCCCGGCGGGGTCGGTGCGCACATAGGCGTTGTTCACGTTCCAGCGCAGCACCGGGTGATTCCCATGATTCAGCCGCCCTTCCAGCACAAGGCGCATCAGCTCCTTGCTGGGCGGGGACATATCCCTGAACCCCTGCCCGAAGGGAACCATGTTGAAGCCGTCCATTTCGAGGTTCTGCACCATCATGCTGGCGTTCCACCGGTCATAGGCGATTTCGTGGATGTCGTAGGGCAGGTCGCAGATGAACTGCTCGATAAAGCCGTAATGCACGACGTTCCCCTCGGTGGTCATGAGCTTGCCCTCGGCCTTCCACTTGTCGTACAGCACATGATCGCGCCGGACGCGCAGCTGAAGCGTTTCCTCCGGCAGCCAGAAAAACGGGAGAACGATGTACTTCTCGTCCTCATTGCGCGGCGGGAATACCAGTACCAGCGTGGTCAGGTCGGACGTGCTGGACAGGTCCAGCCCGCCGTAGCACTCGCGCCCCTTCAATTCGTCCGGGTCAACCTCTCCGCCGTTCATGTCCCACTTGTCCATAGGCATCCACAGCACGGAGGACGTGACCCACTGATTCAGTCGGAGCTGGCGGAACATCGCCTCGTCCGCCGGGGTTTCCAGCGCCTTGTGGTAGGCGTCGCGGACTTTCTCGATGTCGATGGTGTAACCCAGAGAAGGGTTCGCCTTGTACCAGTTCTCCTCCTTGTGCCAGTCCTCGTCGTCCTTCAGCCCGAAAATGACCGGGTAGAAGCGCGGGTCGGATTTTCGCCCCTCGATGAGGTCAAGAGCCTTCTGGTGAACCTCCCAGCAGATGCTGTTTCTGTCCGTTCCGGCGGTGGTGAGGAAGAACCACAGCGGCTGTTTTCGCGCGTCGCCGGAGCCTTGTGTCATGACGTCGTACAATGCGCGTGTCGGCTGGGTGTGCAGCTCGTCGAAGATGCACGCGCTGACGTTCAGGCCGTGTTTGGTGGCAACGTCGCTGGACAGCACCTGATAGATACTGCCGGTGGGCAGATACACCATGCGTTTTGTGGAGGGGACGATTTTGATGCGCTTCATGAGCGCGGACGACTGCCGCACCATATCGGCGGCGACGTCGAACACGATGCTGGCCTGCTGGCGGTCGGATGCGCAGGAGTAAACCTCCGCCTTCCATTCGTCGTCGTTGACCAGCATGTTCAACGCCAGCGCCGCGCCCAGCTCTGATTTACCCATTTTTTTAGGTATTTCTATATATGCCGACGTGTACTGGCGCACGTCCGGGCGGTCGTCCCGTACCGTGCCGAACACGTCGCTGATGATTTTCTCCTGCCACGGCAGCAGAGCGAAGTTCTTTCCGTGGAACTCGCCCTTCGTGTGCTTCAGATTCTCCACGAACTGAATCACGCGCTGCGCTCTCCGCGAATCGAACATCTTACCAGCCTCCCGCCAACAGGCGCTCCATCGGGTCGTTCAGGTTTTTGACGGTGCCTCCGCCGCCCGTATCTTCAAGAGAGATTCGTGCGCGGCTTGCGGGCGTCAGGCCGAAGTCTGCAAGTCCCTTCCGCCACGTCTCATAGTATTGCTTGCGCAGCGACAGCAGCGGATGCTGCTGCATGTACCCGGACGGAGCTTTCTGCATTTCGATGGGACCTTGCGCACCCATTTCCAGAATCGCCTTGTCTGCCGCGAGGTAGTAGGCGTAGTTCTGGCAAAGTTCGGCGAACGCGGAGGTGTCCACTTCGGTCAGCAACCCCAGCGCGACCATCGCTGGGGCAAGCCGTTTCCACTCCTTCCGGGCTTCAGGAAGCAGCCGCTTCGGAGGTTTGGGGATCGTTGCGGGCAAATCTGGCATCGGCTCGCCTCTATTCAGTTTCTGTTTACCGGGGTTCCCCTCCAACAGCTTTAATGCCGTTGGCTTGGGAGCCGGTCCTCTTGCGCCCATTTGGCCACCTCCTTCCACGAAGATGGGTACGGAAAAGCGGGCAATCGCCCGCCGAATTGAAAAAGGGAACGTGTCCTGCCCACGTTCCCCGATAAAGGCGCGAATCCCCACCGATTCTCTGTCGCAGCGGAGAAAGGATGAAAACCGCCGCATATAACCGCACCTGTCCCATCCAGCGTGGCACGTCACTCCGGCACAGGCGTCGGGGCGCGGGTCAACTGGATTCTTCCACGAATTCACTTCGTCATTGTAATGGTATCACAGGTCAAGTGTTTCATTCCATTCCATTTTGCGCTTTTCGGCATTCCCCGAAAAGATTTTCTTCAAAAACGTCTCCATGTCGAAAACGTCGTAGATTCTCTGCGCGGATTCCAGCGCCGCGCTGTGAATGCGCCAGACCTGCGTGCGGCTTCTGTCCATGAGCAGGGCAACGGTATCCCAGCCGTAGCCGTTCAGATAGCGGTAGGTCAGCACGTCCCGCTGATTCGGGTCGGACACGCTGTCGATGATGCACTTCGCCCTGCGGCGGCAACTGACGAGCGCCGCCGTCTCCGCCTCGATTTCCTCGCACAGCTCCGCGATGCGCAGGACGGCGTTCTCAATCTTGCTGCCCTGACCGCCGCCGTGGGGCAGCCCGTCGTAGTTCGGGGAAATGCTGGTCGCGATTTCGCGGTACTTCGCGATTTCGTTCTGCTTGGCGCGAATGCGGGTCTCGATGCCCCGGCATTCCATGAGAAAATGCTGAACATTGTTATCCATTCGCTTTCTCTCCTTCCTTCAACAGGGCGAGGGCTTCCTCCACGCTGGTGGCGACGCCAGCCACACCTCCGGCTTCCCGGATAAGGGCAATCTGCTGCTTCTGCAGCTCCGTCACCTTCCATGTGCCGTGCGGACGCTTGACCTCGATGCCGACCAGCCGACCGCTCCCCGGCGCGATGCACAGCAGGTCGGGAACGCCGGACTGCTGATAGGGACTGCCGTGGGTCTTCATGACCCACTTCACGCCTGCATCCTTCAACGCGGCGCGAATCTGGTTGACGACGGTTTTCTCCAAGGGCGGCTTCTTACTATTCACAGGCATCACTCCAATTTGATAAGTATAAGGTTTTCACATGCGAAATACACGCTCACGCCCAAGAAATTCTTTTTGGCGGACAGCAAAGCCCCTTGGCGGACAGCAGGCGGACAGATAAAATGCGCGAAAATCACCTGTCCGCCATCCGTCCGCCTGTCCGCCGAGCGGACGGGAAATGCGTTTTTGACCCGTTACCTGTCCGCCCTGTCCGCCTGTCCGCCAAAGCCCCCAAACCCTTGATATATCGGGCTTTTCAGGGCGGACAGGTAAAACGCGGCGGACAGGAGTTGCTGTCCGCCTATATCAAAAACGTCCATATACATATCAAAAATGAACATTGGCGGACAGGGCGGACAGGCGGACAGCAGCGGACAGGCGGACAGGGCGGACAGCAAACCGTACAAAAACACACACCATCAGCGGACACCCCATAGGGGAAAATTCTTCTTCTTTTTTTATTTGTATAGGGCGGACAGGCGCACCCACCGTAGCACCCCTTTGTCTATTTGCCTACTGATTTCGACCATCATGATACCCCCACGTTCAAAACCCTCGGCGATTCGCACGAGAGGGGGGCGCGGTCCCTTGGACATTGGCGCCGCGATCCGAGCACCCCCTCCACCTTGCACAAAAACAGGCGTACTTTTCCGCGCTTGTGCTGGTGAAAAGTCACAAAAAGCAAGAAAACAACACGCAAAACGGCAGGGAAAACCGGCGAATTGCCTATCATCAGCGGCGAAAGCGCCGCGCGGACAGCTGGAAGCCCTCCGGCAGACCGCCGCGCCGCCGGAGCAGCTGGAAGCCCTCCGGCAGACCGCCGCGCCGCCGGAGCAGA